AGTAAATTTACCTGCTTTACCATTAACTTTAAGATTTAACATAATACATTAAGTTTTAATTTGTAAAACACTTTATATAACACTATAAATTAATTTGTTTACATTACTTCTAGTAGTATTAGCATACCAGTTTACTGGTTTAACATAACCAATAATATAAACATTATCTGTTTTATTACTTATCTCATAACTATGTTTCATATAATATTTTATTTTATATAATGTACGGGTACATATTAATTATACTCATGCAAGTAATATTCTAACTATACATGGCAAAGATAGTATAAATAACTTAAACTGATAGTAATAACAGTAATAAAAATAGTCATTTTAACTCTTTAAGTTAATAACTGTTAATGATTTGGTTCATTATCATAAATTCACTATCTTTGATGTCGAGCTAAAACTGCATATAAATGATGTTAATGAAAGGGATAGTCCTATTGCTTGTGAAAGTAGTAGGGCTATTTTTGTTTATGGTAGTACAGATAATAAAGAACAAAATAATAAAATAAGAGAATGTAGTTCTCATTTCTTCTACGGGGGTTGTAGTGCCCAAGTTAATGCTAATACTAATAATAGTAATAATAAAGACTATTATATTATATCTATATAGATATTACTGCTCATTGTAACTGCCTGATAATCAATAAGTTACAAGTCTAAAATTTCCACTATATTGGAGTTTTTAAGTTAATTTAACGTAATTATTCCATTATTTTGGAATTTTAGTGGTATATTTGTAGAAGATTTTAATAGTAAACGAATGGATAAAAGAGATTATATAAGTAAAGTTCCTTATAATCAAAATATTATTCTAGATTATAAAGAAGAAAGAACTAATAAAGGTATTATAATAAGAACTCCTTATATTAAAGATAGAAACTTTATAATGCAAGATATTAGTCTTGCAATGATAGCTCCAAAACTAACTCGACCAGCATTACTTCTTATAGAATATATAAAACTAATTCTAATATCTGATACTAATACTGTTTATATTAAAAGCGATGATTTTACTAAATATAGTAAATTAAAGAAATCTACATATTATAATGCAGTTAAAGAACTTATTAGTAACAACATTATATATGAAAGTGGAGTTAAAAATAAATATATTATTAATATAAAATATATTTTTAAAGGTAGTATAATTAATTATTTAAGTCTTTATGAAACAAAATTTTTATAATGAAGAGGAACGTAAAAAATATCTAGAATTTATAAATAGTGTTAGAAATAATACTGATATTCCTCGTATTTATCTTCCATTCGTATGTGGAACATCTGAAGAATTTAGTCCTATAACAGGTTGTAATACAATAGATATAAATAATAAAGTTATTGTAGCCACAAAAGTAATATTAAAGGATAACATAACAGATAAGGAAAAAAGAGATAGAATTAAAGAATTAATAAACGATTTTATAGATTATGCTTTTGATACTTATGAAATATATAAAGAAGAAATAGGAATAAATAAAGAAGCTAAAGTAAATAGAAAAGAAGAAGTAAAAAAAGCAAAGAATCGTATTTCAAATAATAAAACTTATAATAAACTATCTTGGCTAGTTGGTAATCTTAATAATAATAATATTGAAGCTAATAAAGAAGAACTTAAAGATAAATCAAATTTAGAATATGATTTTCCAATTACAGCAAATATAAATGATGAATCAGTTATAGTTTGTCCTAAAACTAAAAATACATTAGATATTCCTTTTATTATTTATCAAGAGAATGATAAAAATAAAGAAAAGGAAAAAAGATGAAGAAAATGAAGAAAATGAAGAAGATGAAGAAGATGAAAATAAAATATATAATGTATAGTTGTGAGAACGAGAGCCATTGTAGCTAAACCCCCGGGTCAAATAAGTGCTCTTCGACCACCCCCGTCAACTCTTTTAAATAAGCATGCTTAATCTCATTCACAAAATGAAGATTCAATTGATTTTGGAAATATTTCCCACCTCACTCCACTACATTATCAAACTATACATCATTCCACTACTTAATCAAACTCTGCACGAAAAACAAAAAGAAGAAGCGCAAGCGGACGAAAGCCGTGGTGAAAGATGTTGCAGACACGCAGGCGTTATTTCTTTTGTTACTCATGCTATTACTCATTTTATTATTAATCTTTAAAACATTACAATTATGACAACAAGAGCAAAGAAAACAGCGGAAGAGAGTGTAAACCAAGTGAACAACACAACAAAGCAGGAAGCAAAGCAGGAGGCAAAGCAGCCCGAAATGATAGGTGCATTTGGCGAAGATTACACCGCAAGCGTAAAGATTGCAAAGGTTATAGCGGGCAGTTATGACAATCGTGTGGCGTTCGTGACTGAGGGAACACCGCTCGCAGGCTTTAATGAAAGTAACGAAGAAGCAGCCGTCACAACTTTTGGCTTGAACGTGAACGAACTTTGCAACCAAGTAAGGCAGCAAGTACCCGAACTTGCAATGTTCGAGACGGCCGCAATGGGCAAGCGCATTAATCCGCAAGTCGTAGCGTTCATATTTCAGGGCGCAGAGATGCAAATAGAGCGAGTTTATAAGGAGAAGGGCGAGCAAAGAGAAGCGACGAATGACGTTTACTCGGCAAATTGTTTCGTGACAAAGATTAAGAAAGTCACGACACACATAAACCAAATGGCGCAGGCACTCTTGCAGCAATTGTTAATGCAAAGTGTGCAGCAATCAATGCAGCCAGTTACAGCAAACCCATTCAATGTCCGCTAAACTTATTTAATCAGTCTTGCAAGTGCTATTTATTTAGCACTTGCAAGATTTTACAAAGTAATACAAGCAAACCAACACAAACGAAATAGCCAACGAAATATTACAAACCTCACTCCACTACATAGTCAAAATCCACCTCAATCCACTACTTAGTCAAAACCTGCGTCATGTTTCGTATAACTATTTAAAACTTGCTTTCATGTCTCGTATAAGCATAGAACAAAATTATAATGGCGCAAGAGTTAATAATCATGTTTAATTTAATCAAGGAGGACTTGGTATGAAAGTTAGAACAACTAAAAAGAGAATTAAAGCTCTAAAAGGTAAGTTTAATGTAGGTGTTAAATATGTCGGAATGACTATAGTTGTAGATCAACCAAATATTCATAAAGATGGAATTGCTGTGACTATTGGAGATAATGACGTTGTGTATTTACCTTGGAAAGCAATAGGAGGTGTAGTAGGACTTACAGAGGATGAAGTTGACTAATGAACAGGAGGATTTGATATGAATGAAGAAGTTTATGTAGTAAGACTTATTGACCGAGATAATGATGTTGATAAACTAATAGCTGTTATCAAGAATATTGATGTTGTTGATAAAATAGCTTATAAGCTGAATGAAGAACAAGGTCTTGAGTTTGAAGCTCTTGCAAGCACTTGGTCTAGTGGATATTGGAAGTTTAAGTGTTTGAATTGTGAGGCATGTTATTTGATAGTTAACAAAGTGAAGGTAATAGAGTAAGGCATGAAGTTGATAGTGGAGAAAGAGGTGGAGAAGCTAATAGAGAACTTAATAATTCTCCACCTCTTCCACTTTCTCTTCCTACTCCTCTTTATCATACTGCTAACATTACTCTTTTCACTCATTTTACTCTCAAACCTACTCTAATTTATCATCTAAATAACTAACTTGACTATGTTATTCGTCACTTTGTTCTTTATTTAACTGATAAAGCTGGAAATACTAAAATTAATACTCAACAACTAAATTTACTGTCATGGAAAAGAAAATGATAAAGCAAATAAACGTCAAGACAATGTTAAATTCGATAATGTATCACAGCGAGAGAATAAACAAGCTATTTGGTGATGATATTACTCTTGATGAAAAAGATGAAGATAAACTTCGTGATGCTTATAATACCATTCTTCGTTTATATAATAAAGTTAATAAAGAACGAAGAGATATTAGCAAGAGAAACGATTTGCTTATATAATAATGTACGCACACGTCCAGGCGAACGCCCTCTAATATGGCTTAACCGCCAATACCTAAAGGTATTGGCTCTAATGTACGTATGCGTGTGCGCGCATAAATGCTTGACACGAGATAAACGTATAACGTTTGACGAGTAATACTGAAAATGAAGTAAATAATAATAAAAGTAAAGGAGAATATAAACATGAAAGTAATAATCAAATATACAATACTCATATTGTGCTTAATAATAGCAATAATAAGCGTATTATGTGCAGCTAATCTTAATATAGGTTGTGCAATAGCATTTGTATTTCTATGTCTTGGTAATATTGTGCTTTGTGCTAATACAAAAGATAATTGACATAACGCATTAAATATTTAACTTAATAACACAAAAGATTATGATGTACGTATTTGAAAGTTCACGTAAAAGTGAAAAACAAGTTCATGTAACTGTATTTACAAGTAGTTATACACGAGCACTTATGCTTGCTGTTATTAACTTTACTAAGAACGGCTATAAAGGTAGTCCTGTAAGACTTGCTCTTTAGGACTAAGTTAAATGTTGTTATAGGAGTTGGGATATACAACCCCCGTAGAAGAAATGTTGAACTAATCCATTATATTTGTACTATTATATAACTAAATGTTTAACTTAATAATGGTATAAATATTATGAATTGGTTTGAAGCTGCTGGTGTGACTATGGACGGAGAATGTCTTAGTCAGGATTTTGATGACGTTGACTTATATGGTGAACGTAAAGTAGAAGATAGTCAAGAAGAACTTGACATTGATTTTGATTATTAAATAATTAATTAAGGAGGACCTAATATGAATTTGATAGAAAAACTTAAAAATGCTCCAAAAGGCACTAAATTATATACTTCTATATTTGGAGAAGTAAAATTTGAAAAAAATAATAGACAATCGTATTTCTGTTATACTTAAAAGTGAAACTGCTCCACGTAGATTTGTTTTTTCTGCTGACGGTAAATATAGTGATGCCGGTGAATGTGTTCTATTTCCTTCTAAAGAAAATAGAGATTGGAATAAATTTTCTATAATTGAAAAAGGACATAGAGTAATGTGCTCTGATTCTTATAATGGTTGGAGACTTGGAGAGTATGTAGATAATAATACTATCAATGCTGGATATTATTCTGATGGAACACGAATGCTATATCGTTTTAAATATATTGTTCCTATTGAAAACTTTAATTTTAATGCAGAAAATCTTGATGATAATAGAAAATATAGTGTGGTATGAATAAAGTTAGTAAAAAATATAAAGATAGCCTTAGTCAAAAAACTGTTGATGAGCTTATAGAGATTATACTTCGTAAAGATGATAAAGAACGTGAAAAGAATAAATTTATAAGTAATCTTGAACGTAAAATACATGAGTTTAAAAATGATACTTCTGAACTTATAAACAATGTTGATAATCTTCGAGATGAAATATGTAAGATAAAGGATGATTTTAATAATCTTCTTATTGAGCGAAAGGATCTTCAAATAATTGTTGATGGTTGTAGAAAACAAAATACTGTTCTATGTCTTCTTATAAGTATTCTCGGAGCGGTTGTCATAATAGAGAGTTTAATAATATTATTCTTATAGTTATGGATAAAACTGATAATGATGATTTTAATGCTTGGTTTGATAAACTTAGTATTGAAGAACAAAGAGAGTATGTAGAAGATATGGAGGCTGATTATGCTCTCATGTTGCAAGATAGTTTGGATTGATATATGCTCGTAGACATATCATATCTTTTGTGTGTTGGCTTGAATTGGTTCGGCTGGATAATTATACCACCGTGCTAATTTGAGCCTTTTATATGCGAATTTAAAATATACAAAAACAGATAGTATTGGAGGAAATAATATGAAAAAGGAAATAAAAAGAAAACAAAATAGAGATAATTATAGTCTTGTAAATACTGAACATGGTAAAACAGATTGCCGCTCATGTATATTTGGTAATAAAGGAGAGTGTTTACTTGCAACTCATGCTACAACTTTATCTGCTAATGATGAAGACGAAATGTTTAAGATATGCAACGCTAATAAACGAATGCACTGGGAAAAAGTTGAAGAAGAAACTGAAATTCATGATTTAAGTGTTGGTTCTATTCCTGTAATGAATATTGGTGATACTATTAACCTTAATGGTTGTAAATATAAACTTGAAGAGTGTATTCCGCATCCAGATAATGAAACTAAATGTAATCAATGTATATTTGGAGCACTTGAGGGTCATTGTTGTCTTAAAGATGAAGATAATATTCTTAAATATAAAGCAAATGAATTGATTGTTAATTGTGAAAGAGAAAGTACAGCTGTATATAAGCTTATAAAAGCAAATGAGCTTGATGCACATTCTTCTACGGGGGTTGTAAATCCCAATACAGATAATGCACCAAAAGAGCCAAATACTAATATAAAGCGTCATATAGATGTTATATTAACTCTTGATGAAGCTCGTAGTTGGTATTATAGTATGAATCCTATTCTTAAAGATTTAGCAGTTAGAGCATTTACTCCTGCTGAACTTGAAGACGTAAGAAAATGTACTATGAATATAGATATTAAAACAGCTAAACGATTATATCGTAATGCCGAAAAAGCTGTTAGAAATTTCGTTCTTAGTGCATTTACAGAAGATGAATTAAAAGATTAAATTCATCATCCTCGAATACGTAATAGTAATATTGGCGTAGGTGCGAAACCAATTCGAGGAACTATTAAACTTAGTGTTAGTTAACTTAATTATTTAATTAAAATTTGTTGTAAAATGGCAAAACATGATGAAAACAAAGATTTAAGAAGTGTAGCACAAGTATGTCGAGTTAATTATTCTGATAGGAGTATTAGTTATGACCCTAATACTCTAATTGGTATTAGACGTTGGGGTAAAATTGATTATCTTGTGCATTATTGTGGCTGGCATCTTATTCATTTAAGAGGTGCTGGTACTGGTGGTTATATTGGTGGAAATTCTAATTCTACTAATAATAAGACTTATGCTCGTGATAGTAAGCGTTCTGCTAAAGAACATAAACTTACTGATAAGACTAAGAGAAATGGAAATAGTAAACGAGCTAGAGTATGACCAAAATAATACAGACATTTGGTTTAAAGTTAGCCAAACCTCGTAAAGTAAGTAATATAAAACCTGTTAGAGTTAGTAAATTAGTTGTTGGTAAATGTTTTATTGAAAATAGTATTTATAAAGTTCATGTTGAATTTGAACCTAAAGATACTATTAATAACTATCCTGCTAAACTTTTATTAGAATTTACTGATGAAAGCTATGAACTAAAAGGTCATGAAAAAGTTTTCAATAAGTGTAATACTAATGAAGATAAATGGATTTGTTATTGTAGAACAAAAGATCATGCAACTATATTTCCAGGAGATAAAAGAAATTATGTTCCTTTTGCTCCTAAATGGCTTTGTGCAGGTTATGTTGTAAAAGTAGATAAACATCTTATGTTCGAGCTTAAAGAAACTCTTACAATAGATGGTTATGAATATGGTGTAATACATAAAGAAGATGGGAAATAAATGGAAATAACAAAAGCTAGTTTAGCAAATGGTAGAAATCCTGTTAGTATTCTCAATTTAACTAAAGACCAAAGAGTCGCTTATGATGATATAATTGAGTTCATTAATGGTGATTTTGACCAAAATGATTATAGACGAGCTTTAGTTGGTGCAGCAGGTACTGGTAAAACATATCTTGTAAATGCTCTTATAACTAATTGTAATCTATCTTATAGTGTTATTGGTTTAAGTGCTCCAACTCATAAGGCTTGTCGTGTACTTGGCGAAAGTATAAAGAATAGTAATTGTAAAGTTATTACACTTCAATCAGCTCTTGGACTTCGACTTAATTTTGATGTTGAAAAGTTTGATATTAATAATCCTCCTTTTGACCCTAAAGGAAAGATTAAAATAACAGACTTAAAACTATTTATAGTTGATGAAGCATCAATGATTAACAAAGGTCTAAAGACTTTTCTTGAAAAGATTTGTAAGAATAAACGATGTAAAATTCTTTATATTGGCGATGGTCATCAAATTCCACCGGTAAATGAACGTACAAGTAGTGCTTTTGAACATATTAAAATCTTTAAACTTAATCAGATTGTAAGACAAGATGAAGATAATCCTGTCCGAAACTTATTAAAAGTATTACGTGAAGATATTACTAATAATACATTTAATTTTATAAGTTATATTGCACGTAATAGACAACAATATGATGAAAGTTATATCAAAGGTTGGCAAATATGTAATGTAAAAGAGTTCTCTGATATTATTTATAATAACTTTAATGATGAACAACTTACTATTAATGTAGATTTTTGTAAGATTATAGCTTATACTAATAATTGTGTTTCTGCATGGAATAAATTTGTTCGTAATGCTATAATTAAAGACGCCGATAAAACTATTATAAATAAGAATGACCTTATTCTTAGTTATACGACAATAGTTGACCAATGGTTGGCACCAATAATCCAAAATAGTGAGGAATATATCGTCAAGGATATTGTAAATTATACTCATCCAAAGTATGAACTAAAAGGATATATGGTTAAGTTTATTGCTATTCATGGTGGACAAGAAACAACTCCTTTGTTTATTATTGACCATAGTGATAATTATACTATTCAAAAGTATATTCAAATAAGCAATGACTTAATTGATGCAGCCAAGAAAAGTCCTATTAGAACTCGTGCTCAACGATGGAAAGATTATTATATTTTTAAAGAAAGTTGTCTACTTCTAACTAATATTATTAAACGTGATGGTACTATTTTATATAGTAGAGATTTAGATTATGGTTTTGCGCTTACTGGCCATAAAGCACAAGGTAGTACGTATGATACTGTATTTGTCGATTTAATAGATATTCTTTATGATAAAAATGGAAGACCTTATACTAAATCTGAAGAGATTAAACGTTTAATATATACAGCTTGTAGTAGATGTCGTAATAAACTTTATATTAAATTCGGTTAATCATGAATGATGAAATAGCAAATGTTCCATTTGAAGAAAATGAACTTCAGGAACAACAAAAGCAAGATAATAACGATAACATTAAAGTTGAACAGAAACGTTATTGTAGAAAGTGTAAACAATGGCTTCCAATAAATTATTTTGAAAAGTATGGCATAGGTGTTCGTCATATATGTAAGGCTTGTCAACATGATATTAAAAATCCAAGTGAAAAGTTTATTGATTTTACTAGTCGTGAACTTATTGAAGAACTTAGACGTAGAGGATATAAAGGCAAGCTGACATATGTCGAAGTGACAGAAGTTAAACTCTAAAATCAACGTAGACCTACTTTGTTTTGCTTGTGTTGGCTTTGAAGTGTCCTCGTGGATAACTGATAAGCCAACACATTTAAAGCCCTCAAAAACGATTTTAAAATATTAAATAACTATGAATAATAAACCAAGTAATATATTTAGGCTTCGTATAAAGAATATAAAATATGAAGTAGATAATGATTTTGTTAGTGTTAAAACTATTTGTACTATCAAATATATTAATCCTATCACACATCATGTTCAAAAAAGTAAAGGAGTAGCTAAATGTCCTATTGATGAATATAATTCAGTAATAGGTAAACGTATAAGTGAAGGACGAGCTAAAGCTGCAATGTATTCTAGATATGCTCAGTTTGTTGATAAAATAAGCGACGAAGTTATTCTTAAACATAGTAGACTTGCTATGTGTGAATTTCATCATGTAGATGAAATAATACAATATGATATTGTAGATTCTTCAGATGAAGATGCTTATGATGACTTGTGATAATTGTCCTCTTAAACTAAATCTAAAGGGTTATCGTGAACCACAAGTTTTCGGTAATCCTTTTAGTAATTTAGCTATTGTTGTTCCATATATTGATACAGAGAATATTGAAGATGATGTAGGAGTAAAAGAGGTGGTGCAAACCATCTCTTCTACGGGGGGGCTAGAGCAAAGTTATATAATTGCACCAATGCTTCAATGTAGTCCTACTCGTCTTAATGGATATGAAGTTGCACAAAGTTATTATTATGACTGTTTAAAGCGTACTATGAGTAAATTTAGTCTAGCCAAAAAACATATTCTTTTATGTGGGTTAGAACCAAGCAATATAATACTTAGTGTAACCAATATTAATGTATGGAAAGATAAAGTATTTAAATATGCTAAACAAACAATTAGTATTACTTATTCTCCTCGTGTTAAACTAATAGATGAAAATAAAGGTGAAGTATTCACTAATGATCTAATTAAATGGTATAATGCTGCAATAAATGATGATTATAGTGCTTATGAAATATTATGATTATTAGTAAAGCTATTGATGTTGAAATATTCCCAAATCTATTTAGTATAACTTTTGTTGATATGCAAGATTATCTTAATACATTTAGTGATTGTATTGATGATAAAGGAAATCCTATAGCGTTGACTGAAAAGTTAAGTGTAAAAGAGATAAAGGAAAGACTTGATAAAGTTAAATCAGATGTATTTTATATATCTGATACTGATGATAGTCAATTGCTTGAAATAGTGAGTTATATCAATAGTATGATTGCTCATTATGAAACTTATACTAATGATGATGGAAATATTCAACAATATCCTGTAAGATATGATTTATTCGGTTATAATAATAGTAATTATGATGATATGATGATAAGAGCTTTTATGTGTCGATTTAATCAATTTGACAATAGTAAAGAACTTATTAAATATCTTTATAAAACTAGTAAACGAATAATTGAACTTCAAGATGACAAAGAAGCATTTTATAAGGATAATGAAATAGAAATGCTAAGACAATATAGATTGCCTTATGCTACTGTGGATATTCAAAGAGTTTATGCTTTAAATGCAGCTGGTGTTAATATAGATAAAGATACTGGTGAACGAGTTAAGTTTGGTAAAAGTCTTAAACAAACTAGTATTAATCTTAAATGGCATGAACTTCTTGATTTTAAGCTGCCTGATATAGATGAAGAAGAAGCTGAACTTTATTGGCATAAACAAAATCATTATAGAGGAATGAGTACAAAAGAACTTAATTCTCTTATTACAAATGATTTTGATAGATATGTTTTACCAAAATATATAAAAGATATGCTTCATTATAATAAGAATGATGTATTTCTTGTATGTGAAATAGTAAGACAAAAGCCTGATGAAGTAAAACTTCGTTATAGTCTTGGAGCAGCTTTTAAACTTAATCTTCTTTGTGCATCTCGTGCTAATATTGCAGATAGACTTCTTGTTAAGTTTTATAGTGAGAGAAGTGGACTTAGAAAAGAACGTTTTGAAAAACTTAGAACAGAAAGAACTCGTTTAAGTTTTAATAAAGTTATCTTTGATAATATTCATTTTGAAACTAAAGAACTTCAAGATATGCTTGCTGAAATGAAGACTGTAGCTATATATCGTACAAGTAAAGATGCTTTTAGTAAAGAAATTAAATTTAAAGGTACTACTTATACAATAGCAACAGGTGGACTTCATAGTAAAGATATACCAGGTGTATATCGTAGTGATGATAAGTTTACTTATGTTCATTATGATATTAGTTCATTTTATCCTAGTATAATGGTTGCATATAATATTGCACCAAAACATATAAATGAAAAAGTTTTTGTACAAATGGTAGATTATTTTAGAACTACTCGTATAAAAGCTAAACATACTAAAGACGAAGATGAACAAGTAGTTAAAGGAGTTCATAATAAACTAGCTGCTGAAGCATTGAAAATTGTTATTAATGCTATATATGGTAAATTTGGTAGTGACAAGTTTTGGCTATATGATAGACTTGCACAACTTAAAGTTACTATAAATGGTCAATTAATGATTATTATGTTATGTGAACGACTTGAACTTGCTGGTATTCATGTTATTAGTGCTAATACTGATGGTATAATTGTAAAACTTCCAAAAGATAAACGAGAAGAATTTAAAGAAATAACAAATAAATGGTGTGAAGAAACAAAACTTAGTGCAGATAGTGAAGAATATAATATTCTTGTAAGTCGAGATATAAATAATTATTTTGATGAACAAACTAATGGTAAAATAGAATATAAAGGTGCTCTTGACCCTAAACAATATCTTAAAGATTTGAAGAAAGGTTACGATATGCCTATTGTGGCTATTGCTGTTAGTAATTATTTTCTTCATAATATTCCTATTATGGAAACTCTTAAGAATCATAAAGATATACTTGATTTTTGTAAGACCCAAAATGTAGGAAAACAATTTGATGTAGTATATGATGCTGTAATTAACGGTAATATTACTAGTATATATAGTCAACGTCATGTTAGATTTTATGTTTCTACTAAAGGAGTTGTACTTCAAAAAGAACATAATGTAACTCATAAACGTTCTAGACTTGCTAGTGGTCTTCCTGTTAAGATACTTAACTCTCTTGATGATGTGCCTATTGAACTTAGAGATATAGATTATAGATATTATTATGATGAAGCATATAAAATACTTAATCCTATATTACTTTCTATATCTTCTAATCAAAAAGCAGATACTAATCGTGGTATTAAAAGCGGAAAAGTAGTTATAAAGAAATATTCTCATGAATATCAAACACTTTTTAATGATGATGATTTTAATTGATATATGAATGAAAAACTTGGTGAATTATTTATAAAAGCTATAGAAGAATGGAGAATTAAAAAAGGTATTGGAACAGCTATTATACCTTTTGGTGTAAATGATAAAGTTTTAATGCTTGGAATACTCCAAAGAGTTTATAATAATAAAAATTTTGGACGTACTTTTATTATTACTTCTGATTTTAATGAAAGAAGTCAACTTGTTGATTTTCTTACACATCAAAATGAAGAAGAGAATAATAAAGAGTTTAAAGACCTTATTAGTAAAAAAACTATAAAAGTAGTTTCTAAAAATCTTGTAGAAGATAATCTGTTTACTCTTAATGGTATCTTTTCACTTGTTATTCTGTATCATGTTGAAGATATAACTAATATAATATGTGAAGCTCTTAATAAAGGAAAGTTCAAATTAGTTATTGTTAATAAACTTATAGCTGATGAAGATAGAAGTAAACTTTATAAAATTTGTCCTCTATTAGAAACATTTAAAGAAGATGAAGTAAGAAGTATTAGGCTCTCGACCCCCGTAGAAGAGTTGTTGGTTGACGTTCAACTTAACTCTAAAGACGAGAAAACTCTTAAACAACATAATGATTATATTACTACTAGCGTTAATATTTTTGGTGATTTAAAAATGCTTGATAAAGCAAGAATTGGAGATAAAGATAATAATGTTAGTGCAGAAGAAGTTTGTAGAAGAGTTGCAATATCTAATGGTTGGTCTGAAAATCTTGATATGAATATAGAATATAATAGGCAAATAGATTTTCTATTTAATCCTATATCTTTATCAGATAGAGCTAAACTTACTTATGATATTATTCGTGCTAGAACAGAGCTTTTAGCTAGTAATGAAAATAAACTTCAAGCAACATATGAAATAGTAAAAGAACATAGCTATAAGAAAATTCTTATTATAAATAAGAAAGCTAATTTTGCTACACAAGTTAGAGATTATCTTAATAAGAGTTTTAATAAACAAGTTTGTGAGTGTTTTCATGATAAACTTGATTCTATCGAACTTAAAGATATAAATGGTAATTTTGTAACTTATAAAAGTGGAGCTAAAGCTGGCATGATTAAAATGGCTGGAGCACAACTTCAATGTACTATGAATATGAGTTCGTTTAATAATAATCGAATTAATGTTCTTAGTGTAGGTAATGCTCCAGATAAAAAACTTGCTATTGATGTGGATATTGTTATTATAACTTCTCCGTTATGTAATGATATTGAAAGTTATATTTATAGATTGGATAAGGTAAATTTTAATAGTCCAATTAAATTATTTACCTTATATATATCTAATACTCTCGAACAAAGGCATTTGCAGGAACGTAGATTGCCCGTAAGTCATATTTTACTTAATAACATTAAAAATATTGCTGCTTATGATAAAATAAATGATGTAATAGTTGTAGATTAAAAAGATAATTCGTATATTTGCAATGTAAAACAACAAAAGCTCTTTGAAATAATGAATAAGCAAACAGAACAAAAAGACAGTAATGAAGTTCGACAAGTTGCTGTACGACATGAAGAAAACAATACTGGTCTAAATGTTCTAAATCTTCTTGATGAAAAACAACTTGCTAATGCAGAAGTATTCCTAAAGAAGATTATTGCAAGTGATAAAGGTGGTATTAAAAGTGTTAATGAAGGACTTGCAGTTCTTATGAGAGCACAAGATTTGCAACTACCATTTTCAACTTGTATAGAACATATCCATGTAATAAATGGTAAGACAGGTATTGATATTCATATTATAAAGTCGTTATTATCGAGGGCAGGAGTAGTTTGGAAATGTACTAAAGATTATACTCCTCTGTATCAATATACAGACGGTAATACGATTTATAATGAAACACAACTTCCTAGTTATGTTAAATTATGTCGTACTGCCGATGAAGCTGCAAAAGCTACAAATGATGAAACAGTTGGAGTGTATCCGCTTAAATGGTACACTGATTTAAAAGGTAATGTCTATAATGAGTTTCAAATTAGTGACAAATGTGTTAAATGTATCAATAGAACACAAGCAGTTAAAGTTGCTAATGAGGGTAAATTTCCCGTTATAAGAATCCCTGCTCAACCTATAGATTATATTACTGAATATGAGTTTACTAGATATAAAATGATTAATGGTAAAGAACATGAAATTCATGCTGTTAGTCATTTCAGTTTTAGTGAAGCTCAAGCTGCTGGTTTCTTCGAGAAAGATACTTATAAAAAGTATGCTCGTGTAATGATTGGTCACAGAGCTTTTACTCTTGGTGCAAGAGATATAGCTAGTGATATTCTCTTCGGTGTTATGGAAACAACCGAGATTAAGTTAGTTGAAGATGTTGGTCTATCTCCAAGTGACTTTGAAAATGCAGAAGAAATAAATGAAATAACTTCTGAATAAAAGGCTAAATTTAGTGTTAATCATATTAATTAATTAATTGTTTTAAAAATTACTATTATGAAATTAGGTAACAAACTTCAATTCGGTATTGCAGGTGTTCAAGCAGGTCAGAAACTTTCAGCTGTTGCAGCTACTCCTCAGCTTGTTGCTAATAGCACCGCAGGTAAGTTTAGTCTTACTCCTGCTGTAACTAAAGTACTTGGTATTGCTGTAGGCGACAATGTTATGTTCTTCAATACTATTGCACCTGTTGAGCAAGCTATTGCTAACCGTGCAGATGCTGTTGTTGAGTATGCTAAAGAGAACAATATTGATCTTGATAGTCATGAGGGTCAGCAAGCAATACTAAAAGAGTTTACCGTTTGGTTTATTGCTAAGGGTGAGTTGAAGTATGATAGGAAAGGTAATCCTATTATGGCTTCTGTTCGTATGAGTAAGGAAGATAAAGTTAAGTATCTCCAGGCTCATGGAATGGAACTTGTAGAGGCTAATCGTGATGCTCTTAAAGAGCGTATTGGTAATCCCGATGCAACTGACGAAGAACTTCTTGCTAGCATTAAGCCCGAGGAAGTTGAATCTCCTAAGTATCATCTTGCAGAGGGTTCTAAGGTAGCTACTACTTCTAATGCTACAGGTGTTGGTCTTCAAGTTAACTTTACTGATACTGCAATATGGAATCAGTTGAAGTCTGACCTTGGTGAGAACAAGACAAAGAAGAATCGTATATTCGAGGTGCTGCTTGATGAGCCTTCAACTGTTCCTTATAACAATGGTAAGGAAGTTGTTAATGTAACTGCTTATCCTATTCAGTTTGTAGAAGATACAGACCCAATTATCCGTGGTAAGGAGAAAGAGGAGAAAGCTGCTGAATAATTGCTTATTCATTTAGATAATAATCGAATGCGAAGTGGAGGATGACTTAAACCAAGTTATCCTCCACTTTATTTTTATAATCATTTTATTAATCGTTTAAAACTTAATTAAGTTATGGCAGATTTGAAAGCCGCAGCAACCGAAGCGCAAGGTAATGCTGCAAAAGGAGAAACAAAGAAACTTCGTAGAGGTGTAAGTAACAAAACACAAGCTGTTAGTCAACTTCGTTTTCATGAGAAAGATGCAGCTCAAAATGGTCTATTTATTGGTCATCTTGATAGTGTAACTGTTGATTGGTCTCAGAGTGAGAATAGTAAGAGTTTTCCTAATATGAAAGTTCCTCGTCTTACTTTCCATTTTGCAAGTAATCATCCTAACATTAATGAACGTCGTCATGTTTATCAAACTTTATTCCCAGTAGAAAGTAATATTGATACTATTCCTGGAGGTAAAGATGAATGGCAAGTAAATAATGTTATGAATTGGATTAAGCATATTCTTGATGTATTCTATCTGAAAGGTCGCGAACTTACAGAAGTAGAAGAAGATGCTTTAAGTCTTCCCTTTATAGATTATGACGATGAAGGTAATTATGTAGCTATTGAACCTGAAGAAGTACTTGATGGTTATCGTCAATTGTTTGAAAATGCAACTGCTATGCTTAATGGTACATGGAACCTTAAAGATGGAGAAACTGCTAAACCTGTTTATAAAACAGCTGATGGTAAGCCAATTAACATTTGGATGAAACTTCTTCGTCATAAGAAACGTAAAGGAGAATGGGTTAATGTTGCTCAAAATGGTGAACTTGGTTTTGATACTTTTATTGGTAATGGTTGTATCGAAATAATGAAAGGACAAACTGCTCCTGCAATACTTCGTCTTGACCTTGCTAAAGAGAGTATAACACCTAAAGAAGTAAAGAAAACACCTAATCTTGGCGTAGCTCCTATGAATCCTATGATGGGAGGTGGAGTTGTAGCTGGTGGAGCAATACCTCCTATGGGTGCTCAAGGAAGTGAAGCATTTAATGCTGCACAAGATGAAATGCCATTTTAATAGTGGTAATTAAGTTAGTGTTAGTAAGGCTGCTCCTTATGGAGTAGCCTTTTTTATTTTTATATTTAACACTATTATCTTCATCATTTACAGCATTATTTGCTATATTTGTAGCATTATCTATTTGAATTATGCTTAAAAGAACACCTAATACTTCTAAACTTACTAAGAGTTATATCGAAAGTAAAGTTAGTCAAGAACTTATTGTTAGTAAGTATCTTGATATACCACTTGAAACAGTAAAAGACTGTATAGAACATAATCATCTAATCGAGAGTGTATTTCGTGACGATGATGTTAATAAAAGTATGGGTATTCAATATAATGCCAAAGGTAGACTTAAAGTAAGAGATTTTGGAGGTTTTGGTTTCTTTGAAGATGTATATGGAGTTGTAGCTTATGTATTAAGTATTGTGTATAATAGACAAATAGAAACTAATAATAAAGAAGATTTTTATTTTGTTCTTAAACATATAGCTTATACATTCTCTGATATTATAGATGGAAAAGAAGTTGACCCTTTCATTGACGATAGTATAAAAAATGCTATTCAACAAGGCAAAAAGAAAAGACCTATTATAGAAGTTGCTACTAGAAGTTGGAATAAATATGATAAAGATATATGGGGTAGATGGGGTGTAAGTTTAAGTTATCTTAATACTCATTTTGTTTATCCTGTAGACCAATATTATATTAACAGAACAAGAGATACTGAACCTAAATATTATTATAAAAGTAAAGATCCTTGTTATGCTTACTTTATAGGACAAAATCGTAAAGGTATTTCACTTATTAAACTTTATTTTCCTCTTCGTAATAGAAAAACTCAACTTAAATTTATAACTAATTGTAATGTGCTTGAAGGTCTACCTAATCTTGAACTTAATAATTATGATTATATTATCATAACTAAAAGTAGTAAAGATAGATTGAGTCTAGGAAGTCATCTTGATAATCATCCGCTCTTCTACGGGGGTGGTAGTGTCAAACTCAATATTGGTATTATAAATCTTCCGAGTGAAAATTATAAACTTAAAGAGAATGAATATCAATATCTTCAACGTAAACTTTCAGATGGTGGTATGATTTTAAGTTTTCTAGATTTTGATACTACTGGTAGAGCTGGTGCTAAATATCTAGAAGAAACTTATGGAATACCATATCTTTTTATTACTCGTGGTGAATTTGGTTTAGAGAATTTTGAATGTAAAGATTTTAGTGATTTACATGATAAATTCACAATAGATGAAATAAATAATTTTATAAAAGATACACTTAAATATGTCGAGTTACGATTTAAACACAAAGCAATATGTTATTAAGCTACCTGTTAGAGAAGATTATTATTCTTTAGTTAGTAAAAAGACTGTTAGCAAACAAAACGAAAGTGTTGTAATGACATATATTACAGAAGCAGAAGAAAAAGCTATTGATAAAGGTAAAACAATTACACTTAAACGAGGTAATTTAAAGTTTACTATACAACCTAGTAACATTTATTGTTATGGTGAGATAGACTTTAATAATGATTCTGAAGATATGGATGTCATTTCTACTTTTAATTGGCTAGACCATTTAATTACTCGTGGAGTTTGTGTTCCTTCTAATTATGATTATAATAAACATGAATGTATTAGTATAAATAAACGTCCAATGTGGTATGATACTACTAGATGTGAAATTTATGCTAAATATGTTCATGCTTGTTTAGGAAAACCTGAAAGATGTCTTATATTTAGGGATGTATGCTAAAAGATTATATTATTAAACTTGATGAAGTTGCTAAAGGCATTGTTGAAAGAGAAGTTTCTGCTAAAGGTATTGAAGAATATCTAAATCAGAAACTTCTTTATTTAGATGCTAGTCGCAAACTTTCAGATGGTCTTAGACCAGAACAAACAATTAGTTTTGTTTATCGTTATGATATTAGTACTTATCTTTATGTTGTAACAAAGTATATAAAAGAAGATACTGATAAATGGATAGATAAACTAAGTAAACTTCATGAAGTTAATCTTGCTTATGAAGAAGCTAATCCTCCAATAGTTTATGATACTAAAACTCATAAAACTAAGACTACTCGTCGTAAAGTTAAAGAACAAACTCTTCCTGGTTTTGAAAAACAAAATAAAGCTAGTTCTAAACTTACTAATATTAAAGGACTTAAACTTAAACTTAATATAGTTAAACAAAATGATACTGTATAAAAGAGATGCTAAAGGTAATCCTATATTTTGGAGTATCTTAGATGATGGAATTAATATTCATATTCTATATGGTTTAGTTGGTACGCGAGGTCATGGCGAAGTTCTTGCTAAAAAGAGAGTTAAAGCTAATGAAGTTAATAGTCGTATTAAACTTAAACGTAAAGAAGGATATAAAGAATTAAAAGAACTTCATGATGATGCTCCAGAAACACTTGTTGGACATGATTTAATAGTTTATCTTAATACTTATTTACCTAAGAATAATACAACAGAAGAAGGATTTGTTCTTCCAATGCTTGCTAAAGTTCTTAAAGATGATAAAGTATTTAAAGGTAAAAACTATCATGGTCAATATAAAATAAATGGAGTTAGATGCATTATTACTGCTGAAAAAGGTAATGATATGTTTACTCATCATCGTTATATTTATCATTCAAGAGAGGGAGGAGTATTTGACTTACCTTTTATGGATGAAATAATAGACAAGTTTATTAATAAACAACTTGTTGATATGATGATAGAAGAAGGAATTGGACTTGATGGAGAACTTTATTTACCTGGCTTTAGTGTTAATCTTATTAATTCATTTGTTAAAAACGATACTCTTCCTCAACATAATCAACTACAGTTTTGGTGGTATGATATTGTAACTCCTAATATGTCTTATGGTATAAGAGAATATATTAGATATGATAATTGTATTAAAAGACATGAGTTTAAAACTCTCGAAGAACATCTTAATAATAAAGATAGAATAGTTTGTTTACCTGATTATAAAGTATTTGATTTGTCTGATGCTACAAAGTATCGTGATAAGTTTATAAATCTTGGTTTTGAAGGATTGATTATTCGTAATGCTGATAGTGAATATCAATTTGATAAACGTAATAATGCCATGCTTAAATATAAACGTATTAAAGATGGTAGATTTATTATAGTTGATATTATTCCTGAAGGTGTTAGAACTAATCTTCCTAAATTTGTACTTCGTAATGATGTAAATGATGCTTTGTTTGAAGTTACTTTAAATAAACCACAGTATGAACAGGAGAATATTTTAAAGCATAAAGAACAATATATTAAACGACTTATGTTCGTTGAATATAGAGAACGTTCTGGTGTTAATAACTTGCCGTTCCACGCTCGTGGTATAAGAATTATTTAAATATATAAAAATATGAATGAAGAATGGAAAGATATAAAAGATTTTGAAGGACTATATAAAATTAATTCTTTTGGGCGTGTTAAATCATGTTCTAGACGTATTATTAGAAGAGATGGTTCTTTTACAGATATACATGAAAAATATTTAAAACCTGGTAATAACGGTACTGGATATTTATTTGTGTATCTTTGGAAAGATAATAAACAAAAAAGATATTACGTTCATAGACTTGTAGCTGAACATTTTATTCCTAATCCTAATAATTTACCGCAAATAAATCATAAAGATGAGAATAAAGAAAATAATATAGTTACTAATCTTGAATGGTGTAGTAATATATATAATCAGTTATATAATGATAAAGCTAAAAAAGCCCAAAGTTCTAGAAGTATTCCTATTACTCAAATATTTGATAATGGAAAACGAATAGTATATAAAAATGCTCATGACGCAGAAAAATATACAAATAGTTTTAGAGCGAATATTATAAAAGCTATTAAAAGTAATATGACACGTAAATCTTCTAATTGTTATTGGAGATATGCTAATCAAGATGAAATAATACGTCTTAATACTAGTAAACAAGATTATCTTGTAATTGATATTTAATAACTTAATATGACTATTCTTAGTGCTTATGATGCAGTAGAACAAAAATATACGAGAAGTTATATAGACCCTCGTTATAAAAAACTTTATAGCAATGAAATAAGTTATCGTAAGTTTTATTCTTTTGGTAAGAGATATAATGCTAAACTTCATAAAGATGATTATTATCTTATATTAAGTAATGATACAACTGATGATAGAAATTGGCATTCCGTTACTCAAAGAAAGAACTTATTTAATTTTAGTTTATCTCCTATATGGAATGATTCAAGTCTTAAATATCTAAATGAAGTAACAGATGTTTATATTCGTAAAGAAGATGAAGATAAAGAAAGTGTTGTTTATTATTTAGATATATAAGTTAATCCCAGTAATACTCATGGTGTTACTGGGATTTTTCTTGAGCCGCCCCCGTAGAAGAGATGGTGGTGTTGAACTCTTTAATTAACTTAACTATGGAAGCAGTAGCAGCGATATTATATTTGCTAGTAATATGGCTAGCTGTAGTAAAAGATAGTGAACTAAAGAAATGATTATGACAGAAGAACAAAAACAAATACTTCATACAGCTAATATTCAAAGAGCTTTTGTAATGACTGTTGCAAAAGCTCTTCATTTTATGATTGCTGATATGATTGAATATTGTAAGAAGAACAATATTGAGATAACTAGTTGGGAGAAATTTCAACTTGCTCAACTTAATAAAAATATTGCTATTCTAACAAGTGATTATTCAAGTCTTGGAAAAGATAAGTTTGAAGCGTTTAAAACTTATAGTCGTATAATGGCTGTTACTATTCAAGAACTATTTAGTAAAACTGATAGTGATTATATGACTATGTTTAAGTTTTATAATTATGTTAAAACATTTCCTACAACATGTAAAGAAATTGAAGTTCCTGCTAATAAAGAAGCTGATGCTTTTGCCGTTATTTTTGGTAATCATACTGATAATAACAGCTAACTTGTTTTGGTGCTTATGGGTTGGCAGACCGGTACTCCAGTCTGATATAGGTCGAATTTGCCACTTTATTTTGCCTCTGTGGCTTTAAAATTATTCGGCCTTACAACTTATCCACTCTTGAATTTGGCACGCTTAGAAAGGAAAATAAAAAATACAATTTCCGATAGTGGTGTGCCAAATATTTTTGTATATTTGTGTACAAACTAAATTATTAAGTAATTATGAAAGTAGAGATTGAAATTGACGACAAACTGTTTAATGAAGATGTAGACGAGTTTGTAAATGTAGTGACAGACATGATTCAACTTTATGCCAAGAAAAATCATGACTATGGTAATAGTTTTGATGAGGGCATGAATAAGATTGGTCTTGCTTATGGTATTGGTCGTATATATGACAAAGTTAATCGTTTAGTAAATTTCCTTAATACTACATTTGTAGTTGATGACGAGAAATTTATAGATACTCTCGAAGACCTTGCTAATTATAGTGTAATGCTTAGATCTTGGATTAATAAAGAAACTATTGCAGCAAATAGTAAGAAACCTATTTTTGAAAATGGTAATGAAGGAGATATAAGACCTCGTAAAATATGTTTAGGTGATAGTGAAATATAATATCACATTTTCTTCTACGGGGGTTGTAAATCCCAACTAAAATTTAATATTATGACAAAAGAAGATGTAATAGGTGTGGCATTAGTTCACTATGCTTGTCCTATATGTGGTAGAGAAATGGATGATGATACTGCTATACTAATGAACCAAAAACTTACCAAAAAAGCTGCTAAAGAAGTTAATGAACTTAATGGTAAATGTGTAGGTTTTAGCAATAAAGCATGTGATGAATGTGCTAGTCACAAAGATGATTGTATTTATATTATTGAAATAGATGAAGAAAAATCTGAACCTAATAATCCTTATCATACAGGTAGGTGTTGGGGTGTAAAGAAAGATTTTCCTTTGTTTGTTGAACATCCTGAATTTATACTTGAAACAGATAATGGAGTAAAGTATTGTTTTATGACCGAAGAATTAACTCATAAACTTAGATTTTGTGATACAAAAAAGTAAACTTTATACAGTAAGTTGTAATAATCTTGCTGATAAATATGTAGTAGCACGTAGTTTTCAAGAAGTTGAAAATATTATACAAGAATTTTTTGAATATACTGCTGTAATTAAAGATATTAAATGTATAGGAGATTGTATTTATGAAAATAATAGAACCGAAGATTGAATTGATAGAGCAAGGTGAGAACATAGTTTCTCACGTTGCTCGTTGTGCAAGAGTTTGTTATAAGAAAGAAACTGGTAATGATGAAAAACTAGTAGAAAATCTATATAAAAATCATCATTGGAGTATGTTTAGACATGAAACTCATTATTGTGTAATTCCTACTGATGAAGAGATTACTGTATGGCTTCATAGTTTATATCAAGTTAGTAAAGTAATGAATCAAAAATTAGTAGGAATAGATATTGATTTACTGGCTAATTATTATCCTAAATCTTTTATAGTTGTATTTAATGGTAATTGGAAACTTGATAATATAAATTTTGCTAATCAACTTTCTAATTACGAAATAAGTGCTAATGAGTTTGCTAATTATAGTGAACGAGCATTTGAAATGATACGATATACTTTTAAGATTACAACTCAAATTAGTACAAGTAGAGAACTTAATAGAGTTAGTCCTAATAATATAGCAGAACAAAGTACTCGTTATGTTTATGAAGATGGTACTATTTGTCGTCCTCATTGGATGACTGATGAAGAAGTAGATTATCTAAATAACAAACCTATTTTTGAAGAATGGTGTGATTCTCATAAAAAAGCATCTATTTTTAGAGATAGTTGTAATGATTCTTTTAATAAATATAAACTTCTTGTAGATATTGGTATACAACGTCAAGACGCTCGTGGTGTACTTCCTCTCGATACTGCAACAGAAGTTGTATATACCTATTCTGTAGATGAATGGCGTCATATTATAAAACTTCGTGCTGATAAGCGAGCACATCCTAATGCTAGAATTATTGCTAATATGATTAAAAAAGAACTTAATAAATTTAGTTATAATGTATAAAACAAAAAAGATTATGGAAAAGATATTTGAAATGAATGAAGAACTGATGCTGATGTTAGAAAAAGCTAGGTATGCTCGTCCTAACCTTTCTCGTAGAGAACAAGAACATAAACGTGATAGTTCAATGCAATATGTAGGACTTAGGCTTAATTATATTGTTAAAGTTCATCGTAATCGTGTTACCAATAATAAAGATATGAAAAATTGTGAGTATCTTCGTGGAATGTATCGTTATGCACAAGAACCTCGTAAAAGAATAAGATAATGTACACACAATATTTATATGTTCTTAATTATAATACTTGTCAACTTCAAGTAATTAAACTTACTGGTACTGAAGAAGAAGTTTATAATGAAGATGCAGATAAAATTCTAAGAGATAGAGGACTTAATTCTGATGAATGCTCTTGGATGTTTAGTGATAGTGAACTTGAAATAGAAGAAGTAACTAATGACTAAGTTAGAAAAACTTATATCCGAACACGTTGGTGAGAATGATATTCTCATCAACGTTAATAAATACAATGGAAGCTATGAAACAGAACATCTTGCAGTAGGTACTAAAGTATTTTATGTAACACATAAAGTTAATAATAAAACTTCTTTACTTATTGAAGGAGAAATAACAGATAGAGCAGAAAATTGTTTAAAATGTCCTATTGCAGATTATTCTTGTAATAGTATAGCTTGTAATATGAAAATAATTAAAGTATATAGAATATGAATATTTTTCAGTTAGCTTATGAACTTCAAGATATTATTAATCAACTTGAAGAAAATGGCGGAGAAATAACTCCTGAAATCGAAGAACAACTTTATATTAATCAAGAAGGTGTTAAGCATAAAGTTGAAGCATATACACAAGTAGTTCATCAACTTGAGTCTGATATTGAAGCAATAAAGGTTGAATCTAAACGTCTTGCTGATTTAAAGAAACGCAAAGAAGCAACTATTGAATCAGTTAAGAAACTTATTCTTTATGCTATTGATATGTTTGGTGAAACAGCTAAATCTGAAACTAAATTTATAGATTTTGGTACAGGTAAAGTTTCTACTCGTAAATCTGAAAATCTTGAAGTAGATGAAAATGCTTATAAAGAATTAGCTAATGACATTAAGCATATAATATGTTGGGCTGGATTTATTAATCAACCTGAAACTGTCGATTTAAGTATCGATAATCTTCTTACTAATTTAGAAATTGATACTAGAGAATGTGTAGATGGTGCTGGAGATTATGAATTTAAAGAACCTATAGAAGCTACAGAAGATGACCTTCAAGCAGCTACAGCTAAATTTATTATACCTATAGCTGTTCGTAATCTTCAAGATGATAAAATGAGTGAGCTTATTCAAACAATAGCTCGTCTTGCTAATGATAGACTTAAAGTAGAAGTAGATGTTGATAAACAATATCTAAAGAATACTCAAAAGTCTGATGGGAATTGTAAACTTAGTAAACTTATACAGAAAACTAATGTAATAATAAAATAACTATGAATAATTATAGAAGTGTTAAAGGACTTCCCTGGTCTGTTGGTATTGGTAAAGATGTTACTGATTGTCGTACAGCCGAAGAAGTAATGCATAAAGCAGGACTTGATTTTACTGTTGAAAAATGTCCTCTTGTAGCTAAAATGCCATTCAGTATTAAAGGTAATAATGAGATAGATAAACAAAGTAATGACTTTGCTCACAAAGGTCATATTTATCGTGAATGTGCTGGAGCTTATGCAACTTATCGTACTGATAAAAATATTCCTCTTGGAATGGTTAAATCTAAATATGAAGTTGTACAAAATATTGATGCTTTTAAATTCTTTGATGATGCAATAGGTATCGATAAAGCTCAATATCAAACAGCTGGATATTATGGTCTTGGACATAAAATATTTATTAGTGCAAAGATACCTGCTGATTTTGATGTAAGTGGTGACCCAGTTAAATCTTATCTTATATTTAGTAATACTCATGATGGCAGTGGTTCAATTAGTATTCTATTTGCTCCTGTAAGAGTATTCTGTACTAATATGCTTAATAGTGCTTTTGATAATGCTGATAGTTATATTCGTATAAGACATACTCGTACAGCAAAAGAAAAACTTGAACGTGGTAGTGAAATTCTTAGAATAGCTTGTAAATATGCTCATGATTCAAAAGAACTTTATGAAAGTCTAACAAAGATTAAAATGAGTGACAAACAAGTAATGGAGTATATTGCTAATCTTAATCTTACAGAAGCTGAAAGAATGGCTTTACAAGATTATGATAGTGTGTTCGGTTTAAATAAACTCTTTAGACGTGACTATTATACTCTTGAAACTACTAAAATAAGTATGCGTAAAGCTAATAAAATAGTAGCTATGTGGGATTATTATCATACTGGTGCAGGACAAGATAGAATAATGGGTACAGCTTGGGGAGCATATAATGCTATAACAGGTTATTATTCTAATGTAGATAATAGTGAAGGAGAAAAACGTATGGATACTCTTTGCTATGGAGGTGCTAATAAAGTAATGAACCATGCTCTTATTAGTGCAGCAGGTTACGGAGTTGCGGTGTAACTTGGTGAAGCTGTAAGTCGGGATACACAACCCCCGTAGAAGAAATGAGATGTTGTAGTCTTAGTCTAGATAGTAGTGATATTGGTACTAGACAAAATAGAGTTAGATAGAGTGAATATGCTTTTGAAACAAATGATGATTGAACTTTTTACCAAAGTAAGGCTACGATGTACACTCTTCTACGGGGGTTTAATATCCCAAGAGTGTTAAAAGAGTTAATGCGCATGGTGATGTAAATAAAGATAAGTATATTTGTATTGTACTTATATATATTATATAAGGAACTACTTAGACCGTTGTAATCTCCTGACTATCAATTAGTTAGGAGATTTTTTTGTTGACACTTTGGCAACTTTTCAACAAAATGTTGCCGTAGAGGAAACAAAATCTTATAAATATTGCCTAATTATCAACTTTTTGCCGTATTTTTGCCGTATAGTCAACGGTCTAAAGCTAGTTATGAATGAAATTATTATTGATGAACAAGAACTTCTTAATATAGATGAAATGACAGTTCCTGAATATAATAACAAAGGTGAAGTAATTAATAGACCTTGTAAGTATTTAAATGAAAGTGTACGAGTCAAAATAGATAGACTTTACGATATTGCTTATTGTAATAGATCTACACAACTTGTATATTTTTACATACTTGATTGTCTAAAGAAAAATACTAATGTTGTTAAAATAGAACGTAATACTTTTGAGGAAGTTCTTACTCTTGATAAAGGAACTATAAGTAAAGCTATTAAAAGTTTAGTTGAAAAAAACTTTATTCAAATAATAGATAAAGATACTTATAAAGTTCCTGTTGACCAATCTTTTAAAGGTAATATAGATACTATAATTAAAAAAGATAAAGAAAGAAAAGAAGAAGAACGTAAATATAAGTTAGAACAAGAAAATAAAAATCGTATTGAATATTTAAATAATTTACGTAAATTAAAACTTAAAAGAAATGAGTAAAATTGTAGATGTTTTAACTAGTGCTATAACACTAGCTGTACAAAATGGACGTGGAGATGATTTGGAGTACATGGTAAAAGATGTACTTAGTCAACTTGATACCTGTTACGTTAAAGTTTGGCGTGAAGATGAAACAGTTAAACTTCCTACTTATGCCAAACCTGGTGATGCTTGTATGGATGTTTATGTTCATTCAATAGAGTATAAAGATGATGGTCGAGTAGTTTATCATACTGGACTTCATTTTGCTCTTCCTAAAGATTACGAAATGGAAATTCGTCCTCGTAGTAGTAATACTAAAACTCTTGCTGTTATGCAGAATGCCCCAGGGACCCTTGATGGAGGTTATCGTGGAGAACTTATGCTTGTTCATCGTCAAATAGATGACCCAACAAGTTCTTGTGCTGAATATAGTGTTGGAGACAGAGTCGCTCAAATACTTGTTCGTCGCCGTGAACGTATTGTTTGGGATGAAGTTGAAACACAAGATACACTTGGAGCTACTGACCGTGGAGAAGGCGGTTTTGGTTCGACAGAAAAATAATGTACTATGATTAAACTTGAAGATATTAAAATTGGTGCTAAAGTTGAGCATATTACATACAAAGATAGTAAATATGTTATTACTGACACTTTTGCAAGAGTTAAAATAAATGGCGATTGGAAAAACTGTATTTGTTATGTTTCTGAAAATGACAATGAAGTTACTCGTTTCGTTCGTCTTATTGACGATTTTATGAATTATTTTAAACTTAGAAAGGATTAAATTATGAAGAAAGCAATGATTAGTCAGCCTATGGCTGGTAAAGGTGAAGCTACTATCTTAGCTGAAAAAGATAAAGCTGTTAAAGTCCTTAAAGAAAAAGGATATGAAATAGTTAATACTTATTTTGGTGATGATTTCGATAAGCCTGAGAGTCTTAGAAATATTGGAGTCCAAAATATTCCTCTTTATTTTCTTGCTCAGTCTCTTGCTAAAATGTCTACTTGTGATGCAGTTTATTTCTGTAAAGGTTGGGAAAAAGCTCGTGGTTGTCATGTAGAGCATGAAGCTGCTGCTAATTATGGTCTTAAAACTTTTTATTATAATGATGATGACTTCCCCAAATGTCCTAATCCTAAAGGTGCAAATATTGATTAAAAACTATAAAATAACGAATTGAAATTAAAATAAAAAAAAGAAGATTAAACTATGGAAATGCCTGATTATATAAAAAGAATGATTATAGAAAAAGAAGAACTCTATGATAAAGTAGATAAATGTATTAAATTTATTACTGGAGAAAAATTTACTACACTTAATGGTTATCAAAAAGAACTTCTTATAAAACAACATAAAGCTATGATTAATTATCTTATTATTCTTAATACTCGCATTAATTATGAAAAAGAACTTTTATATTCTAATACTCTTAAAGAAGATCTTAGCGAAACAGAAAGTGGAGATGGAGGTTTTCAATCAACAGGTAAATAAATTAATAATTTAAATAATAAATATATGGACAAATTTGTTAAAGCTGGAATAACTGAACATAAAGAAATAGTTATTCGTATTAGTAAACTTGAAAACACTATTTCTAATTGGAATCCAAAAGATTCTACTCGTAGTCATGTAACTTATGCCAATCTTGCTATTCTACTTGCTTCTTATAAGAAAGCAGCAGAAGCTCTTGAGTGTATTCTTGAAAATATGGGAGTAACAATTGACGAAGATGGTTATTATCGTGAAGCAGTTGATAGAATTGTGTTGCCTGCTAATGATAATGAACCTCAAGGTCAACTGCAAAATGAACAAGAACATGAGTGTTGACAGAAAAATATTGATAATAACTACTCCTGGTTGTCTTGGTTGTACTATTCAAAGTAAAAATGTTGGAGAAGCAATTAAGACAGTTAAATCTAAATTTAATATTACCAAAGAACTTGAAGATTATAGAAGAATTGATAGATCATTACTTCGCAAAATTAATGCTAAAGATTATCCTATAACTCTTTTTATGATTAATGATGATATTAGATTTAAATGTGTTGGGAGTTATCCTGCGCCAGTTATTGTACGTTGGATAGATTTATATATGAAGTAATTTCTTCTTTTCAGTCATAATAAAAATCGAGTAATGCTAGGGCTTGTGAAAGTCTTAGCATTTTTATTATATATAAATAATATGGAAAAGCAACAAAAGAAACAAATAACGAAGTATATGTACTTTTTATGTATTGGTATTGTTATTGGATTTTTACTTGGCAGTGTTAATAGACATGATTATACACGAAGTAAAGCTAATAATGATAGAGTTTATGAAACGGACACCGTGCAGGCAAACGCATCGGGTTGGTATGGTACGGACATTTGAAATTTGCCACTTTCCTTTGGCTCTGTTGAGTTCTAATATCTTAGCTGATAAATTAATCAGCTTGCAAAATTAAAACGATTGTAGAGGAATTTAAAATATGGTAGTTTATTTCATCTTGTTTAATACATACAAAAATAGCTCGACTATCACTAGCCGAGCTATCGAATTACTTTCAAAAACACTTTATTCAACTTTTAAAAGAAAGTTTCAAGTAACCCTTTAAACATTATCATTTACAGCAATCAACAAATAAACAAAATCGTTGTTGGAACAAGAGGACTCGAACCTCTACTAACAGAACCAAAACCTGTGGTGCTACCATTACACCATGCTCCATTGTAGCTAACTTTTGATGAAGGAGAGCTAGCTTGAACTCCTGCTCCTTTTCGTCCTCCACCTGCATCAGGAACAAATGCAAGTCATATTATATATGTAGCATAAGCGGTATTACAAATATAGTAATATTACTTGTTTCAGCATTAAACAGAATTACAAAATTATGTTAAGAAAGAGAAAGAGGTGAATAGTAGAGTATTACAACTTCTACCATCACCTCTTCTACGGGGGTTGTATATCCCAACTTATTCGTTATCTTGATAGCCCTCTCCAGCTATCCAATTACCCATTGCTTGAGTATTAAAAAGAATTGACCCAGTAGTTCCAACTTTATAGAACTTATTATTTTCACTAACATCAATTATATTTCTAATACCATTCCAAATAGGAATACGACGTTGAATAAATACACTAAGTTTACTTTCACCTGCAAATCTACCATTCTTATAATATGGGTCATATTCATCTCCTTCAAGTATAAACCCACATATTTCTTGCATAGTTTTCCAAGCATCATTTATAATACTTTGAGCAGCAATAGGAGTAGACATAAGTTTTTTACCCTCATTAATTGCTCCAATAGGATTATACATAAATGCTTCACTACCAAGTCGGTCAGCTTCATATATTGCGAGATTGTAAAGAATACCATCATCGTCATCATCTCCAATAGCAAATAGAGCAACAGAAGTAGAAAGAGAAGCAAGTACACCTACAGCGTCACCAAGATTACGTCTTATGTTAGCTCTATCATACTCTGGCACAATAGCCCATGTAGTAGGTATCTTAATAAGAAAATCTCCAATACTAGTAAATAGATTTTGAAGTCCTTTAAGAGTAAATACTTCATCATCACTCAGACCCATATCATGTTTAACTGCATCAAAATTGAGTGAAAGAAAATCTGCAACACTACTTATCATACCTTTTTCAACACTGCCACGAGTTTCATTGTAATGACCTCTTATACGATAACGTTTAAGAATACCCATAGGTAAGTGTTTATGATATTGCATAATAAGACTACCATACCATTTACGTTCTATATCAGCAGAACCAAGTCTATTATATACACCATGTATCTTTTTATTAACACTTCTAACTCGTTCTGAAAAACGTCCCATAAGGTCTATTGCTTGTGTAATATCGTTATATGGTTTTTCATCAAGTTGTGCTAAGTCAGAACCCTCAACAAATTTCATATAACCATCTTCTCCAAGTTCAACTTGTTCATATAAAGAATTATGATTATCAAACTCTTCTGAGAGTCGTTTACGTTGTTCTTTTATACGTTTACCAAATTCTTTTCTTTGTTCATTACTACAATGAGTAACTAAGAATTGACTAAAAGGCTCTTTTCTAAACCAAGCATAATCTTTTGCAAGGTCTGCATCCATACTTATATCTTTCATAAATTGAACAAACTCTGCACGTTGTTCATCATTAAGAAGTTCATTAAGTATATCAGCTTGTCTATAACGTATGTATTCTTCTTTGTTCATAATAGTAAAACCAATACCTTTTGGGTCATTTGGCATAGGAACTACTTTATGACTTTTCATCATAGCAAATAGAACACTATTTTGCATGAAGTGTTCACCTATTGTTTGAGGACTAAATCCAAGATTACGAATACGCTCACTCCATTTGGCTAAATCGACAAGTCTTGAAACACCAGTATGTTCATCATAATCAACAGCTTTAAAGAACTTAGCTATAGCATCTTGTTTGTTATATGCTTTTTCACTATACATACCACGAACAAAACCCATAACTCCAAGTGACCATTCAGCAGTACCAGCAGCCCATTCTGAAGCATGGAAATATTCATGTGCAGCAGCTTCTGCAAGAATACCTGTTTCACCAAGTGTTACGTTAGCTATACCACCACGAATGTTAAGCATCATATAGTTAGCTGATGTAAAACCTTGTAGATTATTAGCAAAAGCAGTAAGTTTACTTTCAGGCTCTTTCCACTGGTCATATAGTACACGACGCATATAAGTTTTCCATTGTGATACTATATCTTTGTCAACTGTGGTTTCATATACAGGTTGATTATTATCAGTAGTTCTTCTATCATCTCGTTTAAGATTTCCAAAAGCACCATACTTTCTAATAAATGCTTGTTGATTTTCAAGCATACTAAGACCATAATAAAGTTGTTCTTTAATATCTTGAACTGCATTATAATGACCAGCTTGTTCTATAAAGTTTTCAATAACATCATACCAATCTCTATCCATAAGATTTTTTTGAATTTCTCTATTATGAGCTTTAACTTGGTCTGATACAGTATCAAATCTATTAACTGCTTGATTATATTCTTCTACAGTTTCAAATTGGTCACGTTGAGGTCTTATAACATCACGCATATCAATAGAACGTTCTCCTTCTAGTTGTTGCTCTGCTTCATCAATAGTCTTAGCTTTAAATCTATCTTTAGACATAAGAGTATTAGTAAGAGGCATTAGAGGAGTTTTATCAGTTTTATAACTAAGTTCCTCATAATATTCTTGCTTACCATTATTTGTAGATACATTAAAACCAATTATCTTACTAATCTCTTTAAGATTCTTTTTAATAGTTGCTCTTTCAGGTTTAAGTCTTCTCGGTAAAGCACCTCTACTAAAATATTTCTTAGCACTATCTACATGAGCAAGAGATTGAAGAACAGATTGCATATAATCACGCATTTGAACTTCATAAGGATTAAGAGCTACATTATTATCATAACCTGAACCTTGAATATAATTGTCGCTAAGAGGAAGATTGGGATTGTAATTAGCATTACGTTTATCGTTATACTCATTATATATAGTATTTTCTACTCCATTTACTATAATAGAAGTATTACCATCCCTAACAACTCTTTCACGTTGTTTTCTCTTAGGCATCCAACGACCTTCAAATTCATTATCTTTAAAAAGTTCGTCACGATATTCATTCATAAGCCAGCAAGCAAGAGGCTCATATTTACGTGTATAAGGATTATAAATATGATTATCTTGATACCATTTCTGATAACTACCGTCATGATTTTCTTCTTCTTGACGCATAGCTTCTCGCATAGCTTGATAATAATAACGTGTCTTAACTTTACGATAATATTGATTTACAATAGCTAAATCTTCTGCTTTCTGATTATCTACCCATTTATCATATTTGGTTTCTCCTTTTTTACCTTTAGGTTTAGCATAAGAATAAATCATATTATTAGGAATAACAGAACCGTCTTGACGCTGTATAAAATCTCCATTTTCATTACGTTCAAGATTAACTCTCATCCATGCTTCTGTATATTCGCTACTTCTATCATTAACGGCATTGGCTTGTGAAAGATAAATATTTTTATCATATACAAAAACAACATTTTCTTTAATAAACTCAGTAGCTTCTGTAGAAGTAGAAGATTTATATTGCTTTTTAACAGCACGAATTTGCTGATAAAGCATTGCAATTTCACTAAGTTCTTCTATTCCTTCTTCAGTATCTGGTATTTGTTCAAAATGAATTATACCGTCTATATCAGAATAATACTTTTCAAGTTTTCTATTAAGTTCAGTAACAAGTTTAAGATAACGAGCATTATCTATCTTCTTGTCACTAGTCATACTGCGATAGAACTCACCTTTATAAGTATCACCCTCACGCTTACTAATACTATTAATAAGAATTCTATCAGAACCAGCTGTACTTTCATTTATTTGATAAGCATCTTCTTGATTCTTTTTAATATTAGCTCGTTCCTTATCTGTAAGTTTTGTTCCATCTGGAATGCCACGTTCATCTCGAATACCTTTTCCGTCATTAGCGTTATTCATTATATCATTAACAGCATAACTTTTACCATTACGACCTATCAATAATCTGTTAAGAGCATTAGTAAGTTTATAAGCTATACTATTTTCTGATTTAATTGCTTCATCAGTTGGTGTAATAACGAATTGAGCATTTTCACGAACCCAATTACGAGCTTCTACATATTTAGGATTATTTTCAAGTACAGTAATTGGAACAGTAGGAACTCCATTAGCATCACGTTGCTCAAAATCTTTTATTATATTAAGATACTTTTCAAGATTTTCTTCAAAACCAAATGCAGAATCATATTCATAATATTCTTCATTAAGTTTACGTTGAGCGTCAAGATAATTATTAAGAGTAGTTTGTGCATCTCTACTATAAAGACGTAATACTCTTTCATTTTCAGGACTATATTGAATATCAGGATCTCTTACAGGTCTTTCTACTAATTGACCGTCAGCATTAATATAATAATTAGGTCTTGTAAGATTGAACATTTGACGTTCAACATTAGCAATTTTATCTATTATATCTTGTGTAGTACCGTGGTCACTAGAATAAGACATAAGTTCTATTCTCTGATAATGAAGTTTCATATATTCTTCATATATTTCAGGATAGTTATCAAGCATATATTTTTCATTAGCATTACGCTTTTCGTAATATTCTTGTTTAACTTCTTGATTTATATATTTAGCTTTAAAATCTTCATATTCATTTCTAGCTTTAAGCCATTCAATAGAACCAATACCATATTCAGCCGCTGCATTATTTTTAGCTACTCTAAGTCTATCATAATCTTCTATAAATTGATGAGTATAACTCTTAACAAAATAGCCATGTTTATCTATCATTTTATTAAGGTCAATAGTATAGCCATTACGAGTAGCTTCATCTTGTATTTCTTTAATACGTGCTTGATAATTCCGTTTAAATCTTTGAGTTTGCATTCGTTTAGCCTCTGTAAGAGAAGCTATATCTCTCATAAGAAGTTGAACAAATGGATTACCAGATTCAGCTATATCATGAAACTTCCACATAGCACCATAATTACGATGATAATTATCAAGTACATCAATTATGTTTGCAGTAATAACAGGATTAGTAGAAGTTTTAGCTAATACTTTTCTAGCATAATTAGTATTAATTTCATTAACTGGAAGTTCACGTACAATTTTATATGCTTTCTTTAAAGCGTCTATATAACCTTGAAGTTGAGCATCTTCTGAATCAAGATTAAGTTCTTCAAATGGAGCAAGCATATTTCTAAGTGCAGTAATTTCATTTGAAACTCTAAGATAACGTTTAGTCATATCTTGGTCTTGTACAAGCCTATTATAAACTTCATCAGAGTTCATTGAAATATATTGTCCCGGAAGAGTTGGGTCTTCTATAAAGAAATTAACTTGATTTTTAAGTTCTTGAGCTTTATGAGAATAGTATCTAGCACTTTCACGAACAGCAAGTTCTATATTATTTCTAATAGCTTGTTTAGTAGAATTAACTCCAGCTTTAGATAATTTATCATAAACATATACAGCTTCTTGTTCTCCTGTAGTATGAGCAACACGAGCTATATTATCAATCATACCATAGAAATTCTCTTCTATATTAGAAGCCATAGCTATATCTTCGCTACTATCAGTAATATAAGGACTAACTACAAATAAGTCACTTACTTGTTTTAGACCTATATTATTAGCATTTTCATATACTTGGCGAAGAGAAGGATTGTCTATAGTTTGAATAACTTTAGCATTTTCTTTTTTATTATTACCTAAATAACGTTTATTTGTTCTACTTCTGTCTGTATCTACTTTTGCAATAAGGAATGTACTTTTAGCTCCATTTCTCATTGTAATAGTTTGCTTACTAGCATTTTCAAAACCTGGAACAAATATATAATTACCAAGAGCAGCATTACGCATATAAAGATGTTTAGCATTAAGTCGTTCAAAATTACTTCTAATTTGTTCACGAGCTTGTGCTAAAGCACCTCCTTGTTCATTAGCAAGTTTATCAAGATTGAAATCAACTGTAGCTGCTTGATTGCTATAATCTCTACGATGCTTATAATAAACTACAGGATTTTCACCATTTTGTTTTCTAGCATTATTACTTTCTTTTATCCAACCACTAGTAAATTGTAATGCAGCATCATTAAAAAGTTGTTTTTGATAATCATGAATAATACCTTCATAAGTTATTTTATTAGGATATTCATTATTATTATCATTAGCTGACCATTCAGTAGTTTCATTAGGTTGAAGTTTATTAAGAGGATAAAGTATAACTTTATCACCAAGATCTTTTATTTTATATAATACAACTTTTTTATCACGATATACTCTAAGATAATTATTTGTAGTATATGTATTAGAAGCTGGATGATAAGTTTTAATTCCTGCTTTAGCACAATTATTATTAAACTCTTTAGCTATTTTATCATCATCAGAAGTTTCATCATACTTTTTCTCCATTACAAGCATATCGTAACTACGAGTATGAATATTAAACTTAATCATACTTGAATTAGTAAGTCTAAATGATTTAATATGAGGATTATCTATATGACTTCTAAAATATCTCTCATATATTTCATCCATACTAGTTTGTTCAAATATAGCACTACCTGTTGTACCAATAGTAGAAAACATTTCAGCAACTTCTGCAAAGAAATTCATTCCACCTTCTTCATAACCAGTATTAAGAGGTTTATTACTAATAACTTTACCAGCAGCAGTTTGACGCATACGATAACCTTCAACTTGTATTGCATATTTAATTACATCTCTAGCAGCCATAGCAACAAGAGGATTACGATTATTATATGCTTCATAGAACATATTAAATATAACATTGTCACCAACGTTAGATTCAAGATATTCAAGAGTTTGCATACCAGTTCTCCAACCTCTTATTGTAGGATTATAAAGTTGAACATCAATATAATCGAACACTCCTGCATCATCAAAATGAGTTTTAATAAACTTAACTTTTTGTGCAGGACTAAATTGAGCAAAATCATTGAGTTCTTCTTGAGTTGGATGATTAAGATTTTCTATTTCTATTGGACGAGTAACAGTCTTATTAATAGTTTTACCATTTCTAGTAACTTGTACTTTTTCAACTATAGATAAAGCTGGAACTCTATTATAACCAAATACTCGTTCACGTTCTGCATCTTCTATTGAAATAGTAGCATTGTCTGGAGTATCGCTATTATCTATATTATAACTATAAGTACCATCTTCGTTTTTGACTGGTACAATTGGACGCCTAATACTTTCTACATTATTGTAGAAATAACTAATAGCATACTTTTGAAAATCATTATATTGCTTTTCGTCCATTTCTTGTACAACATCACTAAACTTAGTTGCAAGTCCGTTACAAAAACGAATAAAAGCTGGATGTTGAGTAAGAAGAACTTGTTTAGCAATTACAGAAGAAGTAGCTGTAGCATATTTAAGAAATGCTGCAAGAGATGGATAAGTACTTTTACTAATATCTGCTCTAAGCATTGCTGGAACTCCAGGTTCTATACTATTTTCTGGGTCTCCTGTAATACCTGGATAAATACTTTTAAGTATATGTTCTCCATTAATACTAAGAATAGGGTCTGTTCTTTCTTCTACATAACTACTATCAGTATATATTTGTCCAAGTATTTTATCAAATATTTGATTAGTAGCAAAAAGACTCATTTTAGCACCAAACTTATCTGGATTAAGAGCAGTTGCTACTCCACCTATTTCTTGTGCTTGATTACGAAGTCTATTAAAGATAAGTATATTACCTAAGTCAAATATCAACTTCTCTTCTACGGGGGTTGTAGTGCCAAAGATACCATTATCTTTAAGTCTTGCTATAAGTTTATCAGGCATTAAAGCAAGAGTAGCAGCAGCTTCTTCTTCAAGACTAAATTTAACGTCTTCTTTATCTACTTTAAATATCTTATTAATAACATCGCCAAACTTAGATTGAACAGAAGCAAGAACACTTATTACAGGTGTTTTTTCATCTACTTTTATACCAAGTTGACGAGCTATTTCGTTAATACTTTCATGAATAGCATTTCCAAACTCATTACTATAAATAGAATTAAATCTATTATTATTACGTATTATTGTACTTATAGCAGGATTTGCCATAAATGATATAGCAGTATCATAATCTATACCAAGATTAACCAAATGTTTAAGAACTGGGAAAGTAAATTGATTAACATTTGGCATAGCACCTTTCTTGATAGCATCAAGAATATAAGCTGTAGTTTCTGAACTATAAGGTGTTATAAGTCGTCCAATAACATTTCTATTATCTGAACTCCAGCCATATTGATTATGTACTACACGAATACGTCCTTTACTAATATCATTTTTATTTAAACCGTAACGTTTGGTAATTTCTTCTTGATTATAAAATTTAGTATCATAAGAAACTTTAACACCACCACGAAGTGTAGGTTTAACAACATTACATATAGAACATACACTATCCATAAATACGCTAGCACCTTTAAGGACAGCACCACTCATAGCTTCTTCTTGATAACGCATTTCGTCAAATACATTATACTGGCTACGATTTTCTCGTTCAGCTTTAGCATTATCCCCAAGACATTTATCTATACTAGCTTCTATATCATCTGAATTAGAACGAGAAAGATTTTCTTCAAGATTCTTTACATCTTGAAGTATATTAAGCATAGATTGAACAATAGCATTATTTCTAGCATGACGGGTATTAAGTTTAGCAAAATCTTCTGGAGTTTTAGCTGCGTCAAGTGCATCAAAATATTCATCAAATGTAAGAAGCCCAGCTTCTTTAGCTATTTCATTGTACTTATCTATACGTTTTTGTTCTTCTTCAGCAAGAGCTGCATCTTTCTTTCGTTCAAATCTTCCATCTTGATTATTAAGGAAATTAAGTATATCATCACAAGAAGAAATAAATTCATCTATAGATGCAATAGTATTTGCATTTTTAAGTTTAGCTTTAAGATCACTAGCTATTTGAATATATTTTTCAAGTTGAGCTGACCATATTTCTTTATTACTAGCTCCATCAAGTGCAGTTCTTATTCGTTTAGCCTCATTCTTAAATCTATTTACCATTTTACCTCTACTTTGTTCAGGTATAGCAGAAATAAATTTTTTAAATGCTTCATCTTCTTGTGCTCTAAGACTAACAAATTCTTCTTGTTCAGAACTATTAATAGCATCTATAATTTGTTTTATTTTAGGACGAACATAACCTTTGGCATTTCTATCAGCATAATTCTTTATATAATTAATCCAATCAGAAATAGTATAATTATCTCCATCAACAAATTTAGCTTTAATAAGTTTGCCGCCTTTTCCTCTATGAGTATCGAAAGTTATACCATATACAGAGTCAATATCAAAGTCAGAACCAGTTTGACTAACCCAATCATTAGGAACTACAATAGTTGAACCAAGACCATCATCTATAAAGTCTACAACTTTCATTACAGCTACTGATTGTTTACCTTCTGTAGGAATACGATAACCAATAATTTTATCAAGTCCTTGTTCTTCAAGTTCTTTAATGATTTCAGCATTAGTCATTCCTATATAGTGAGGATCATTTTTATTGATACCTAAAGCACTATAAGTAAGTTTTACTTCAATATAACCTTCTCCATTAGGATGATAACGTAAGCTACCATCATATTGTACTTGTGTGTTACGGTATTTCTTTTTCTCTGTTTCATCAAGATTATTAAACTCTTCTTTACTTATAATTACATTAGCATTAGTTTTCAGACAATATTTACTTTCACCATTATCTAATCTCTTCCAACCAATATTAGTTACTTGCGCTGCATGGAAACCAGGAAGTTTCTGTCTTGTAATCTTACTATTATAAATAGCTTGATGAGTAGTTTCTATTTTATCAAGAACTAGATTGCTAATAGCAGGAGCAATAGGTTGATTTGTAGTTTCATCAAGAGTTACAAAATCGAGTATATTACTATTAATGCCAGTACGATAAAGTTCTTCTTTAAATCTTTCATAAAGAACTTTTTTATTAATACCTAGTATTTGACCATCTTGATTAGTAAGTATATTACCATTTTCATCACGAGGTACATCAAGTTTATCAAGAAGATTTCTCCAACTTTCTTCAATATTAGCTACATAATTAGCAAAGAATTGAAGTTTATTAGGGTCATCTTGAGCAAGATTATCAATCATCTTTTTGACTATTTGAATACCTGCTTTATTAGTAGTATTAACATGTTGCGGAGTTTCTTGTTGAGTATAAAGATATTTATAATAATAAATCTCAGCCACTCCTTTTGCTTCTTTAGCAAAGTTTTGATAACGTTCTTCACTTATTTCTCCATCATTATCCCAAAGAGTAAGTACATGACGATTAGAAGCCTTACTAGTTTCAACTGTATTAAGCTGGTCTATATTAGCTTCTTCCATCATTTGAGCGACTCGTTCAAGTTGAGTTCCTTTAATAAAACGAGGAACTAATACAAACTCTGCATTTTTAATTTGACGAGGAACAAAACGATTAAAACTACTATCATAATGTAAATCATAATAGAAATTCTTTTGAACTTGTACAAATTCATTAAGGTCATTATCAGTAAGTACAGCATTTGGATCAAGAAGTTTCTCAATAAGTGGCATATAACGTTTAAGTTGACCTCTTGCAGCTATTCTTCTAACCCATTCTTTAAATGTTATATAAGACTGTGCATCATTAACTTTAGTATCTTGATAACCACCTTTATGTTTTTCTAGTCCATTTTTATCATAAATAGGATTACCATTTTTATCTGTTACAACAGGACCATAAAGAAGATTTTTAGCATTTTCTTCACTCATTCCTGCTTTAACAAGAACGCCTGTAAGTTCTTTAAGTGCTGCAAAGTTTGTGTTTTTACTATTTTCAATAGTAACTGCTCGCCAGCCATTACGTTGTGTTATACCAGCAAGTTCAGTACCAGCAAATACTTCTTGAATAGTTCTAGTTCTAGGAACTTCTTTAGTATGACGTTTACCATCTTCACCAATATATTGTTCTTTAGTATAATCTGAATACTTACCATTATTAAGATAAGCATTTGGAATATCATATAAATCAGCTATATTTGAATCATTAAAATCAACAATACCATAAGATACTCCACTACCTTGTACTTCTTTAGCACGTTTAAGTACAGTTTGAGCATCAGCATAGAACTTTACTCCACCTTCAAATATGTCATCATAAGCATAATGAGTAATGAGTTGATTAGCAGCAAAATCTACAACAGCATCTATAGTAGTTGGAACACCTTTAACAAAATTATTAAAATTAGCAACTTCTTCTTGTGCTTGCGTAAAGTAACTATTAAGGAAATTAACTATATTATTAATAGCTCTTTCTTGTTGTGCTTCTGTAAGTTGAACATCTGTGACTAAGCCAGTATCACTACGAACAATATTAAGTTTGGACTCTCGCCCCCCGTAGAGAAGGTTGATGCGACCATCAGCTCCTGTGCTATTAATACTATCGTCAAATATATCTTCCATATAATTGACTTTACGTAGCACATTATCATCTCCAAGTTCTTTTACAGTAAATTTATTACTTTTAAATACATTACCTCCAAGTCTATAATGTGAAATATTACCAGTTTTAGATGCTTCAATTACACTTCCATTCTTTCCAAGGTCATAAAATCTATAACCATCTGTATCTTTAACTCCAGGTTTAAATACAGGACGATAAGTTTTAGCTTCAAATTTAATACTACCATCAGCATTAAATTCAAAGTAATGGTTAAGTGTTGTAGCCATGTCAAGAAGTTCTTGTTTAAAGTTATTAAGAAGTATCTTAACAATAGTATGATTTCTATTTATTTCTCGTCTAGCTTTATTATATGTAGTTCCTTTAACTGTAACATCATGAGTTTCAAGCCTACGTTCATAGTAATTTCTCATAATGTTTTTAACCTTCTCATCCATATCATGAGTATCAGATACAGAAGCAATATATTCTCTATTAGTAAGGAAATTAGCTTTACCTCTCTTTACTAGAGTACCTTTTATTATATACAAGTGATTACTATATGTTCCATCTGGATTTTTATATGTTCCAACTGTTTCAACAGCTACATAAACTTCATCACTATCAGGAATTTGTTTAACAGCTTTAAGTGTTGGAACATACATATCTCCTTTATCGGTAAGATAATTAGCAATTATATCTTCTGTAGAGTTGATATTATTACCTTTTACTTTTATTGTTTCTTCATTAAAATAATCTCTAGTAAAATCATTAATGCTAATTCTATCGTAATTATCAACTATTTCACTTGCAGCTTGACGTATTTCATCTCTATTAGCTACGCTATAAAGATTTTTTGTACTATATCTTGGAGCACGTAGTATAAAAGTTTTAGGAGCATCTGATGGAATACGTAAGAAATAATTAGCAAAATTACTATCTGAAACACCATTAACATTAGCTTTAAAATAATTCATATAAGTAGTAGGTGCATATACTCCAATATTCATTTTGGAATAACCTGCACTAGTACCATTATCTAAATCTGATGCTCCATTATAATAATAAATATCAAAAAGATCTTTAGCATATTCTGTTAAAGAAAGTTCTCCATTATCACCTTTACGGAACAACCCTTTATTAAGAATATTACCTTCTTCATCTCTGTGTTCAAGAAGTATATTACTATAAGTATATTGCTGACTTAAAAGTCTTTCTCTTCCCCAATCAAGAAGTTCATCATTTTGCCAAGTAGCATTACCTGTAGCTTCATCTCTATACATATACCAACGACTATTAAGTCGGCGCATATATGTAACTAAACTATTATTAATTACATCAGAGTTTTGATTACCATCTTGATTACGAGAATTAAAAGATACGTCAGGATTAATATATTGAAGAACATTATCAACTATAGCTGCAACAGCACCATTAACACTAGCATCAAGATAATCTTCTTTATATAAGTCGGCTATATTTATATATTCTGTATGACTATGTGGTTGTCCACTAACATCATGTTTTATTGCGTCATTATGTTCAACAGCTTCATTTATTCTAGTTATAAAACTATTATATCTAGTTTGGGTAGCAGATGCACTCTTAATAATGTTTTTAAGATTACCAACTATAATATTAAGATTATCATATTGAGCATTAATATCATTATCTGCGTGATTATTCTTTTGTATAAATGTTTTTATAGCATTTGCTGGAATAGATGGTATATATTGACGAACTATATCAATAATATCGTCAATATCTTTATTAAGTCTTTCTTTTGCATTTTCTACTACACCACTCTTCTTTTTAAGACTTCTTTCAAAAGCATTAACTCTACTTTGCATAAAAGTATTATCAATACCTATAGAAGCTCGCATATCATCATACGCCAAGAACATTGTGGCAAGTCTCGGATTAGCCCGTAGATTACTAATACGTGTATTAACTTCTTCGTTTTCGATTACAGTTTCAAGTTTAGGAACTACAGCTTTACTAAACGTAGTAAATACTTCTGTACGTAAATCAGCATCGTGTTCAAGGTCATCTGCAAATTTAGCAAAAGACTCAAAGCCAGGTATAGTAGTACTTAAACGTCTAATAGTATAAATCATTTCATCAGTATTAGCAAAACCATTATTAGCAAATATCAGCTTAGAACAAGCTGCTGCATCCATAGTATTTGCTATACCAAAACTATTATTTCTATTTACATCCCAAGCACCATCATTTTGAGTAGGACTATTAAGAACTTCAAGAGTATTGAAATATACTACAAGTCTTTGATTAAGATGTTTAAGCCAAGTACTATAAACACCTGAATGATCAAATTTACTAATAGTATCATCAGTTGCATCTTCTTCTTTTGCTACATCCTCTCCGTTATCTAAATCATTTTCTTCTCGATTAGCATCAGAAGCATCATTTATATTTTTATCTGTTTCAACATCATCTATTTCTGCTCTAATATTAGATATTTCATTAGTAGCAAAAACTTCATCTATAAACCTTTGAGCTTTATCTGCACTACCATTTAACTCATTCCAAACTGCAATAAGATTAACTTCGCTTACAGTTTTATTTCTACCAAGTTCTTTATTAATATAAGCATATTTATCTTCAGCAGAATCATATTCTTCTTTAACTTGATTAATATCTTTCTTGCGTCTAGCAACTATAGATTCAAATATATAATCATTCCATGCTCTTTTAGCAGTATTAGTATAATAATCTCGTTTACTACCACGAATATTTATGCCAAGGTCATGAACATCGCGATAAGTTCTAAGTATAGATACAGCTACAAAATGTTTACCAAGTTCTCTATCTTGAAAACTATTATAACCATTTTCAAGTACTTGTTTAGCATCTACACTTTGATTTGTAATATCTCTAGCTGTAGTATACACTTCAGTATTATAATATTCAATTACTCTATCAGCTAAAGTCTTAGCGTCTTTTACTTCTAGATTTGGTGTTCTTTTATAACGAGCTTTATACCAATCTGTAAATGCTTGATTAAACTGACCATTTTCAATTACTGCGGCTTCATAAGCAGCAAACTTTATACTATTATGACCAGTTCTTTTTGTAAGTTCTTTTGAAAGACTACTATCGTTAAACTTTATAATACAACTTTTATCACTCATAGTTATTATATATTTTAAATTCGATTTTAAGCGGTTCAAAATTAAAAGTGGACGTATTCTACCTGCATCGGAAATTAACGTCACCACGGTCAATCATTGCCCTAAATTGGCGTTGGCTTATCCCAGGGAGCTGGCGGCTAAAGTAGTCGATTGACGAAATACTTATTTCTTCACTTACTGGAAGAATTGGTTCAGCTATATTAGCAGCATTAGCATTGTCATCTACATCTTCATAATCATCTCCTTCTTCGTCAAATACATCGGCATCATCTTGTTCATCAGAAGTTAAAGTATCTTCTTCCTTATTACTTACTTCTTGTGTTTCTTGTACTTCGTTAACATCATTTTCAATTTCCTGAGAAACACTTTGTTCAATATCTTTATTGACATTTGGCGGTAATACATCATCATTATTAAATGAATTAGCTAAAGTATTAATTTGTTGTTCAAGAAGACTACCTTTATTTATTTTATCAGTAATACCAAGGAAATTAAGTATAGCATCAATAATTCTACTAAGCAGATTTTGTTTGCCTCTACTTATTTCTTCTGTAGCCTCCATAGCATTAAGAAGATTAAGGAAAGCACTATTAGTAAGACTTTCAACTATAAACTCTTCATATAATACTTGTGTTGCTCTATTATGAGCAGCTTCATCATTTCTAGTACTTGCTTCTGTATTGAAATAAGGTTGGAAAGTAGTTACAGCATGATTAGCAAGTTCTTTAAGAGTAGCATCTGCATTAGCATCTTGTCGAATATTATTTACTTGTTTCCAAAATTCTTCATATATAGGAGCAATATCAGAATAAAGTTTAGGAGCTTTTGCAGCATATTTTGCATCATGTATAAGTAAATGTAAACGTTCATGAATAAGTTTAGAAATAGCTACATTTCTAACAGCTTCATTATTACTACTTATCATATTAAGCCATTTAGTTCCTACATAAACTTTACCAACAGCTCTTCCAACACGAGCAGAATTTTTATCAGTAGGACTATTATAAACATAAATATGCCTATGGTTTTTATCACTTGTAGTATAAGCTATTACTCCTCGACTATCTTGTCTATCATTCATCTTAGGTTCAAACCTAATATCAGCTGGGAATAAACTTATAACATTTCCTTCATCATCTGTTATATGAGGAATTTCTATTTGTTGTTTATTACCTTTAATAGCTTGGAATATACGTTCTCCTGTATTACTAGTTGGCTCATTAGAGTTAAGTATATCATAAACTTGTTGATTAAGAGCTGCATCAGAGTTAGAATTAATATATCTCGTTTCTTCTACGGGGGTTGTAGTTCCCAACTCACTATCTACATAAAGAACTTGATTAGCACGTTGATTTCCATTTTGATAACTAAAGTTCTTACCATTTTGACCAACAAAAGTATTAACTTTGACTAGATTATTACTAAGAACAAATTGACTATAACTATCATATTCTTCATTAAATCCAATTGTATTATCTTCTGTTGGAATATTAACAACTACTTTTCCGTTTTTATGAGTTATAAAACCAGCATAATCAGCATTAGGATTATTATCAAGAGCTATACCAGCCTGAGCTATATTAAAGTTTACATAAGGAGCTATAAAGTTCATAAAATCAGTAGCTATCCTAGAACCAGTAATAGTACTATCAGTATCAGTAAATACAAATCTGTTTGTATTAGCCGGTTTATAACCTATTTGAGGTCTATTAGCACCATGATTATAAATATGGAAGTTACTCATTCGACCATCAGGACTTGTATATATTATATCAATACCTTTAATATTAGGAGTATTTCTATAAGTAACAGGTCTAATTTGGAATCTTCCAGACATAGCTCTATATATTGGAACTTTAGTCTTAGGATTTACGTAATCAGTAAAATTTCTACAAGCTAGAATGGACGTTATAGTATCTACAAGTTTACTAAAGTTTTCATCAGAATTATTACTTATTAAACTATTTATAATAGAAATAAGTCTATTCTGCATAGCATCATTCATAGCTTTAAATGTAGCATTTTGCTTCATTTCATCTGTTGTAAGTCTAAGACCATAAGCTTTAACAAAATCAGGTTTAGTATTTCTACTATAAATAGCTACAACTGTACTACCAGCACTCCATGTAGAAGATTCTCCATTATGTCCTGATATTACCATTGTATTAGTTATGGGAGCAGTTATTCCAAGAGCAGCTTGAGATAAATCAGCAATACCATTTGAAGCATATTCAAATTGTTCATAAGCATTAGCTGTATCATTTTCTACTTTTCTATTAATAGCTCCTTCATTCATGTAACTAACAGTAACATCTTGTTGTTGAGCTAGATAATTAATATTATTATAAGTATGATAAAGTTTTTCATACCAATTATTAAGACTAGCTTTTATATCATCATTTGTTACTATTGATTTATTACTAACAAAAGAATAATTCCAAAGTTTTACAAGATGACGAAGTATTCTATCATAGTCAATAAGACCTGTCTTATCATCTACAAAGAATATTCTTTCTCCAGCTTGTTCTCCTCTAGAACGATTAGCTAAATCATTTATAATAGGATTAGCTGCAAAACGATTAACTAGATTTTTTGAAATATCTCTAGCAGTAATGGCATCAGTAATAATTTTACGAAGACTAGTATGATTTACAGACTGTCCTGTAAATATATCTTCTATTATTTGTTTAGCATCACTTATAATTTGTCCATTAGAACCAATATTAACATCTTCTCTCCAACCTTCATTATATACATAATATCTACCATCAGGAGTAACTTTAGCAATAGACATATTACCTACTACTACATTTCCTTTAGATACTTCTATGTAACCATCGAGAGTTCTAAGAGTAAGTTTATCTCCAACTTTAAGATTATCAAGAACATTAAAGTATTCTTGACGTCTAGCATCATCGTAAACGTTATTGGCTGCTTCTATAAAGTCATTAATATTTACTCTTAATGTCGTTACATTATTATTTTGTTCTTGTCTGATTTGTTCTACAGACTTATCAAGATTATCTAATACACTATCATCAAGTAACGTTTCATAATTATCAAGTACATAATTTGCTTTACCGTCAGCACTAAGGAAATAAGTTTTAATTTGACGATATATAGGAAGAATAACATCTTTATTATTTGAGCCAAGAGCGTCTCTAAGCTGTCTAAGAAAAGACCTAAGATTAATTACATAACGACCATCTGTAGTCTTTGGTATAATCATTGACTTAGCATATTCTTGAACAAAACTAGACATACTACTAGCAAACATTAATGAAAATACATTACTAGTAGGTTCCATAAGTCTAGCTGCAAAAGCTATTCCAGTAGCAGCTTGAGCTTGAGGATTTTGAAGTGTAGCAAGATGTTCTTTAAGTTGTTTAAAACCAGCTATACGTTCATCTATAACTCTATCAAGTTCTTCTCTTGTAACACCAAATTCTTCAGGATTAAGTTGTTCTTTATATTGTTGAGCTTTAGCGTCTAAATCAAGATTTGAGTCAAGAACATTGATATCAGTCATTCTAGCAGCTACAGCTTGACTTAAATCTTCTACTGGGATAAAACTATCTACTTGACTCTCGCCCCCCGTAGAAGAGGTTGCATCGTCTTGACTTTGTTGTACTACACCTTGTTGAGTTTCTTTATCTCTAATAGCATCTTGAAAAGAGTTTCCACCTTGTTGAGTTCCACCGTTATCTTCTACGGGGGGCTTCTCGTCATTTACTTTACTCAATAATCCTTTCTCTTCTATAACATATTTTCCATCATTATCAAGTATGACTATTGGTTCTTGAGTAATTTTATAATCACCATCTATAACAGAAACACCATTCTCTTTATCATAGAAATTATCATTATTAAGTATTTGTTCTTCTTGTGTTTGCAGTCTATAACGACCAGCTACTGTTGTAGGAACAAGTGTACCATTTTGATTTTGTGCTCCTGTATCACTTATTGCAGTAATAAAAGGATTACCACTGCGAGTACCAACACGAACATTTATTGGCTCTGATGTAGCCGTTTGAGATGGTGTTTGAGTTGGCGGAACATTGCCGTTTTGCCTATTTGCTTGCGCTGTGGGCGTTTCGGACGTGACAGCTGATGGATTGTTCGTCTGCGAGGTTTCAGTCGATTGTACGGGATTTTGATTTGTGGTAGATAATACTTCTGTATTAGCACGTCTATCAGCACTAAGTTTATCCTCTATATCAAGTAGTGCTTGAATATCATCATAAAGTATTCGGTTAGGCGCACTAGTAAGATTAAGAATTTTAATAGCTCTATTAAGATTATTTCTATCTCCTTCTTCATAATCATCAAGAGCTTCTAAAGAAGATTTTCCTTGATAAGCAAGAGCTAGAGCTTCTTCAATACTTCTACGACCATATTTCTTATTAAGTTCTCTTATAGTATTATATGATTCTTCAATAGCATTTCTTCTAGCTTCATCCATACTATTGTTCATCATATTAAGATAATAATCTAAATCAGATTGAGTATCTATAACTTGAGATTGTTGATTAGCTATAGTATAACCAAGAGCAATAGCATTAGAAAGTGCTTCTACATTTTGTTTACCAATTTGATTAATACCTTGTTTGCCCTCTGTTCTATTAATAAATTCTTTATTAAATTTATTATAAGCATTAACTATATTTTTATGTTCTTCTTCTGATACTGTTATAGTATCAGGCTCAAGACCTAGCAAAGTTTCTATACCACCAAACTTATTATTTTGTAAAGCATCATTAAGAGCTTTTTCTAGATTTTTATCTATTTCTTCGTTTCTAGCTCTACTATTATAAATAGAACTAAGACCAGCAAGAAGAGATACAAGTTGATTAGTACTATTATCTATATAAAAGTCTTTTTGAAGTTTAGTTATACGTTTATTAATTTCATCAAGACTTATTTGTTTAGCAACAGTAGCACCATTTTGTTTTATATCATCTTGTATTTCTTTTCTTTGTTGATATAAAGCATTAAGTCCACTAACAATAGTGGACAGCTTTATAATAGAATCATAATCATAAGTAGCATCTAGTTTACCATTTTCTATAGCATCAGCTTTAGCTTTATTGTATTGCTCTGTATAAGCACTTTGTTGAGACCTTAAATTAGCAATATTAAGTTTAGTTTGAACATTAAATGTTGCAGCATTCTGTAGAAATTCAATAGGAACTCTTCCTTTAACGTTACTAGTAGCTGCTAAATCATCTAGTTTAAACAACTCATTTTCATATTGTTCTTTAACTTGGTCATACTTTCTAAGAACACTTTGTTGCCATTCTTTAGAACTAGCTTCATCTACTATACCAGCTTGAACCATAGCTTGTCTAACGTTATCGTCAGCAAGATATTCTCTTGTAGCTTCATAATTACCATTGTTATTAGCTTGTAAAGCAATATCAGTAACAAATTCATTAATAGCTAGTTCTTTAGCTGCATCTTGATCAATCTTATTAGGTATATCAACAAAACTTCCATCAGCATTTCTTTGAAAAGGATTTTTATGGTCTTTATCAATAGTCTTAATAAGTTCTGCAAGTTGTCCCATTTTAATATTACGAGATTCAATATCTTTAACTCGTCTTTCTACTTCAGGAAGCATACTAAGACCAGCCCAAGCAACATTCTGTCTACGTTCTCCTGTAATAGGGTCAACCTCTGTTCCTTTTTTAATAGTATTTGCTACTCGCATTAAACCACTACCAGCAGCTTGAAATGTTACTCCACCAAGTGTACCCCAAAATGCACTTTCCCAAAGTTGAGGAGCAAACATGTATTGTTTAAGTCTATAATCAAAACTACTTGGATTCTCTTTACCAAGAATAGTTCGACCTAGACTCATACCTTCTTCTTGAGCAATATAGTTAACAGCTTCTTCAACACCTTCACTAAGTTGAGCTTTAATAGCATAACCGCTACCTATAGCATAATCTTTTATATTATCTAAAGTTCTTTCTCTCCAAGGTCTTGCTGCTTCAAGTTTATCTATTTCAGCTTGACTTTTACCTGCATATTTAATACTAAGTCTATTTGCTCTACGAGCAGAAGCTCTACCAACATTAGCTAATCTGTTATTGCCAAAAACATTTCTAAGAGCATAAAGTTGCATAACGTCAAAACCAATATTAGCAAAGTCCATAGCAAATGTTCTATCAGAAGCTCTACGAGCAATAGCTTTAGCTACTTCTTGTATATTACTTGTATCGACTCCTTCAAACATATCAGCATTACGTTGAAGCATATTCTGATAATCTTCGGGAGACATATTTTGAAGAGTATTAATACTATCTTCTAAACTATCATTATAAACTTGTCTAGCTTCTTGATAGTTTTCCATTGTACGTTGAAGTCCAGCATTAATACCTAATTCTATTCCTCTATTCCAAGCTGTAATAGTAGATGGACGATTAGCCGCTCTATATAAACTTTTATTACCAAGTTTTTTAGTTGCAGCTCTAACGGCAGTTCTAGTATAAGCACCTATATTAGTAGATTTAGAAAGTGCTGAAAGTCCTTTTGTTACACCTGTTGATGGAATAAGCAAAGTAAGTGAACTAGCAATACTTGGAATATTACTAGCCCACCAACCCATATCAAGTAAACCACCGTTAGCTATATTTTTAGTTGGGTCTGTATAAATAGGAGCAACTTCATTTCTAAATTTTTCTTGCCATTCAGTAAGAGTTCTACTAATAGGATTTTGATAATCATTATTAGTATTCATACTTATAGCATTTCCTACTACATCAAGTAAATCTGTTATACCTATTACAGTGCCTAAAGCTATTTCTGATACAAGTGTTTGTGCTAAAGCATTACCAAACTTTTTTATACCACTTTGTGCTTCTGCAAGCTCTACATCTAGATTTGGCGATATTTTATTAGGCATTAAACCTTCACCATAATACTTTTTTACATCAGCATAATCATACTGACCATAAAGAGCAGGATTAGTTCTATAAGCAATATCTGCCATAGAACTTGCTTGAGAAGCATCAGGAACTATTATAGTAGGAGAAACTCCTCGTTTTTTACTACGAGAATTATAAGCTGGATTAGGAACTTCTACACCACCTTGTGAAAATATAAGTTCAGTATTCATTATTCAACATTATTAAAGTTATAACCTACAGAACGAAGAATATAAGCTGCCATTTGATTTTTAAGAGTTCTAAGATAAAGTCTATCATTTTCTCCTTGTTCATCAAGTGGAGTATTATCATCAAGATTTGGTGTTCTAACTCCAGCTCTTTGTAATGCTTCTATATATCTTTGCCATGCTGTAGGATATATTTCAGCCATACTAAGTTGCGACCAAGTATTAACATCATTTTTAAGATTAGTATAATCTCTGCTAACACCATTATCGTACCAATAGTTTTGATTAGCCATGTCTATTGCGTCTTGATATATCATAGCTCTATTAAGATAATCAAGAGCTGTTTGTCTATCTATAAGTTGTTCACTTCCATCTTGATGTTCAAGAACTGCACTAGCTCCATTTACATTTTTAATAGTTCCAACTTCAGGTATATCATAATTGTATTTATATGTTTGCATATCTGAAAGTTCCATTTGAGCACGAGTTTTAGTATCTCGTCTAAATGCAGCTTCTGCTTCATCTTTCATAAAGTCTTCAATAAAATAACGACGTTCAGTATTTTCTTTAACTGTTCCATCTTTATTCTTTTGACCAGGAATAACAATCATTGTACCTACTTTATTGCCCATCATTGCGTGCATAAATACAGCATCATCACGATTAATATCAAGATGTAATTGTTCTGCTGCATCTACTCTTTGTTCTGTATTGAGTTCATAAAGTGCTTGGTCATCACTATCGTCATTATCTATATTAGACCATACTCTATAATTATGAAGAGACTGATTAAGAGCTAATTTATAACTATCATTAAGGTTATTAAGAGCTTTTTGATAATCTTCATTACTAATAAGACCAGCTTGTCTTCGTTGTTCTAATTGTGCTCTAGCAGCTCCATTAACAGCTAAACCAGTTATTTCATAAGATACTTGAGTATTATCAACATCAGAATTCATAAAATTATTATAAATACTTTGAGCTTCACGAAGTGTAGTATATGGATTAGTATTAGTATCGTATGTGTAAATATTCTTTGGATTATTAAATTGATCTTCTTCCCAATCTCTTTGATTAGAACTAAATATGTCTCCAATACCACCAGCTACTTGTCGTAGTGTTCTACCAATTGCTTCACCTGTACCAACTACAGTATTATAAAGAAAACCTGGAATACTATCAGAATTTCTTGTAGCTGCTATAGTATTATCTGGAGTAAAATCTATTGAAGCTCCAACTTGAACTGGGTTACCATCTGCATCAAGACCACGAACTTTATATCTAGCTTCTCCTTCTTGATTAGCATCCATAGGATTTCTAATATCGTCTGTACTTCTATTAGTATTAACGTATTGCATACCCATAAAAATATTAGCAATATTAGGATTATCTTTAGCCACAGTAAGAATAGTTTGACCATCTTTGTGAGTAACTTGTACTCCCATATTCATAAGGTCTTGTTCTGTATATCCTGTACCTTTACTAAATAAATCAAATCCACTATCTTTATATTGAATGTCATTACCTTTCCACCAATTAATACCAAATAAACCTTTAGTTTCAACAGTCTTACCCTCAAGCATAAACTCAAGAGTAGTACTATCTTCACCTCCCATATTATTTAGTTTACTAACATAATCTTTAGTAAATCTATTCTCTTGTTCTTGACCTAGACTATTAATAAAAGTTTTAGGTAGTCTATTATTTTGTAAACCCATTTGAAATTGAATAGCTTGCTTTTGGTCATCATTAGCTCTATCCATTATTCCTTTGAATTTATTACCTTGACTTCTATATTGACGAATATAATCTAAATATTCTTTTTGTCTTTGTGCATCTTCTACATAAAATTGTGAGAGATAATCTGCTAGACCATTATAATCAAAATTATCTCTATATTGTTCAATTTTACTTCTATCTATTTGGTTAAATGGTAACATAATATTATTGTTTAGTTATTATTAATTAATAGGTGCAGCCCAAGGAATATCATTTAAAAGTGCATCTAAACCTTGATTAGTATTATTTAATGATTGAGCTATAGGAAGTAGTTGTTGCCCAATTTGTTCAACACCTTGTCCCATACTTGTAGCTTGAACAGTATATTCACGAGTATTAGGATTATAGGAAAGAGCAACTCCATTACCTGCTCCTTTTACGTACTTATCAGTATTACTTATATTTGTAGAACTACTTTCAGTCCAATTATAAGCAAAATTATTAATTATATTACCATATTTTTTATAAATAAGAGTCATATAATCTCCTGTGTTAATACCATTATGATTAGTAATATTACCTTCTCGCATGGCAATTTCATCTCTTAATGCTTGTGCTTCTTCAGGATCAGTAGAATTAGTAAGTTTTTGTTTTGCATCTTTAAGAAGTATTTTATTTACATTATACTCTTGAAGAATACTTGCTTTAAGCTGAGGATTACTTTCTATATAATCTTTAAGTTGTTTATTTATTCTATCAGCTGTAAGTCTTTGATAACTGCTTGAACTAGATTGTTGTCCTCCAGTACTAGTACCATCTTCTTTCACTGTAGTACCACCAGTAGTACTAGAACTCCCAGCTTTTTCAGCAGCAATAAGAGAAACAGCTTTAGCTAATTCTGGAACAACATCTACGTGAGCAACAGGTGTCCAACTAGATTGCCATTTCGTTCCTCCTATTATATCTCCTTTATCATTATAATTATCTTTATAATAATATTTATTTGTAAGATTCCAAGCACGTTTAGTATCTTCGTCAATATCGTTTCTACTTTGTACTTTACTCCATGCTTCTTCTCTATCTTTATGAGCACGTTGTCTGCCAATAAGTTCAGGACTAGATACAGCTGTACCAGCTAACATAGTAGCTGTATTAAGTGCTCTACTATAATCTCCAAATTCGGCTTGTGCATCTATTTGGTCACGAATACGTTGAGCATAATTAAATTTCCATTCATCTTCACTAGAATCAAGTTCTACTTGACTTAATGCTACATCTATAGCAGTACGTTGTTGAAGTGCTTTTTGATTCTTTTCATCTATCTTATCAATAGATTTACTAAAAGCATCTAGGTTCATTCTTATAGGTTCTCTTTGAGGAACATTATAAAAACCTAAATTGACACTATTATAATTATTTTTAATTGGCATAACTATACTTATTTATTTACAAATATAAGTAATTCCTTTGATAACATCGTTATTATCAAAGGAATTTTTATTTTACTAACATTAGATTAAACCTAATCCTCTAGCTTGTCGTCTGTAACCTCTATTTCTAATTAAATTATTCAGCATTATACTTCGACGTTCTTTGCTTTCTTTACTATTAGCATTTGGTCTTTGTACTTCATAATTATACAAACCGGCAAGTATATCAGGATTTATTTGAACTCCAGCAGAAAGTAATCTTCCAAGTGTTCCTTCATCACTACTTGCTATATAAGCTCTAAGAGCATTATTATCTTCATAACGTTGACCAGCAGAAGTTAAGAAGTTAGATGCAGCTTGACCTAAACCTGCAAGACTTCCACTTATCGCATTAGCTTGTGCAAGTCTAATATTATTTCTAGCATCTTGTTCAGCATTTCGTATTTGTGCAACATTCTGATAATAAGCATTTCTAGCAGCAGCATTTCTAGCACGAACTTGTTGTTCATTTGCAGCAGCAGTATTTCTAAGTTCAGCTTCTTTATTAGCTTTTTCGTCCCAAAGAACATTCTGTTGCATCATAGCGTCAGTATCACTTTGTTGCATACGTTGAACCGCTGTATTAGCTGAAGCTGTATTACGTCCAATTATATTACGAGCATTAATACGATTACGTTCTACATTAGCACGCTGTGCTCCATTATGCCAAGTAGTATCAAATGCTACAGGAGTTTCATCTACATATTGCGGAATAGTATAATTAACATCTAACCCTTTTAAAGAATTAGCATTAAATAAACCAACACCAAGACTACCAAGTATATCAGTACCCAAACCAATCCAATCTCTACCAGTTATATCCATTCCAAGATTATTACTTCTAACATTAAATGTAGGTGAAGTATTTGTATTTGTAGATGTTACTGATGTATTGTTTGCAGATTGTCCTGTAATTTGATTAGCTACTTGTGGAAGACTAAAATTACTTCTTTGCCAAATAGGTCTATTATCCACTACTCTAGCAGGAGCTATACTATTAAGAAATTGATTAGTATAATCATAAGCATTAGAACCTCCAATAACAAATCTAGGTCTACCAATCCTTTCTACGGGGGTTGTAGTGCTACGTCCACTAAAACGTTTTCTAGGTCTAGATGGAATTTGAGTAATTTCTTCTTTAAGTCTATCTATTTGTTCATTAGTTAAACCTAAATCATAAACAGATTGAGCACGTCTTATAGTAGTTCTAGTAGGAGTAGGAATATAATTAGGAATAGTAAAACGAGCAATATCTTTAAGACTTCTACGTGAAGTTGTATTTCGTTTAGATGTATTTCTGTTAGCTCTAGTAGTTCTATTACCACGAGATTTTTTAGAATTATTATTTCTTTTATTTCCTACATTAATAGCACCATATATTAAATTACGTTGATTAAGAGATAAAAAGTCTTGATTAACAACAGCATTTGTTTCTCGAGCTATATCTTTAAGACTTCTAGTAGGTTTAGCAGCTTGTTGATTATTATTTTGCTGAGAAGAAGTATTACGTCTAGCAGCTTGTTGATTATTAGAATTTCTATTAGTACCTGCTGTATTAATACTTTCTCTATTTCCAAGAGCTATAGCACCTGTAATAAGTCCACCTACTCCAACTCCCATAGCTCCATATTTACCATAAGTCTTAGCTGTATTTGCTGCTTTACGACTAGTTCTTCTAATCCAACTTTCATTTTGATTATTAGAATTATTAGTTTCTGTGTTATTAGTATTATTGTTATTTGTATTATTTTGTCTACGTTGATTTATTCTATTTTTAGCATTTTGTATTCTTCTATTAATAGAAGTTCTAATACGTTCAGCTCTAGCATTAGGTAGATTTAATGTACCAACTGCATTCTCATACGGATAAGCAACACCACGGCTCTCAGCAGCACCAGCATAAGGAGCATAAGGAGTTTCAGCAGCATTAGTCCATTCTTGTCCTGCTCTTTTAACTCGTATTTTATTAGAAATTTGTCTAGCACCTTGTGCAGTTCTAGCTTGAGCTGCTTCTCCAAGTTGTTGAGAAAGTAATTGATTTCTATTATATCTACCTGTTTGTCTAATTTGTTGTCCTCTAACTTGATTAGCATATCTAGTAGTAGCTGCACGTTGTACTGCATTTCTACCCATTCCTCCCCGAAAGCCAACATTAGGTGCATAACCTGTAGAACGATATTGTGCTTCTACTGCTTGACGCTCAGCCCATTCTTCAGGAGTTTCACCTCTACGTCTAGTAGAATAATAATCTGCAATAGTAAATGCACTACCAGTAAGATAACTAACTGGATCAAACCATCCTTGATAACTATCAGCATAAGAAGTTCTACGTCCACGTTCATTAAATGGAGTAGCATAAGTTCTAGTAGCATCTGACTCTTGTATATCTACATTATCTCCCCAAGGAGCTTTCTTACTAGGATTTTTAATACCAAGTCTGCTTTTAACTCTTTCTTGAGCATTAAATACTCGATTAGGATTATAACCAGCTTGAACTGCATCAGCAGGGCTAATACCATTAAATATTGGTTGGTCACTAAAAATACGAAGTTCTTTACCAGTATTTTGTATTACTTCTCCATTTTCAGCTTCTATCTCTCCTTTACCTGTATTAATACCAATACCGGTCTGACCTGTTTCATTGATGTCCTCATGTGTCGCCCCCCGTAGAAGAGATAATCCGTTGCCAAGAGGAATAGCTACTCCTCCATCTGTAATATAAGGACTTTCAAGTCTTCTAGCTATACCGCTACGAGCTTTCTTACGACCACCACATTTAAATGTTTGTGTGGCAGCTTGACGTAATATATTAGCATCAGTAGCATTATTTATAAGATCTTGTTGAAGAGACGTACCAATACTTGTAGGGGCAGTACTTCCAGCAGCAGCTAAAGAAGTTGCTAAAGGAGCAAATGTGTTAATACCTTTAGTTATATTAGCGAATACAGTTCCAAAACTACACTTAGGACGAGTTTTGCCTCCGTATTTATAAACAATATATTCATCTAAATTAAAATTATTTAGATTTCTATTGCTAGCTATATTTCTATTTACAGAAGCAGCTAAATTATTAGAACTTGCTATTTGATTATTTACTCTTTGTTGGTCATTATATTCTTGTATAGCTTTGCGTTGAGCATTAGCAGATACTATTCCACCAATCATACTTCCTAAACTATTAAGAGCTGACAATCCTATTGCTAGTCCAGTCGATGCTTTACGTCTACCACCACAAGCAAGTTTTTGTCTACCACCACATTTAAGACTTCTACGATTACTCATATTAATATATATTTATTTTAGGTTCTACATTTTCAAGTTTAAATCTTCTATCATTATTAAATATAAATCGAATTACAAAATATTTTCCGTATATTACCGATTGATTATCACTATTAGTTGGCTTAGTAGTAGTTGCAACAGTATTACGGAAATAATTGAAATTCCATTTACCTTTATCCCAATAAGGATATTTATAATTATTTAATTTATTATGCCCATCATCACAATTTATATTAAGTTCTCCTGTACAAGTTTCATCAGTATAAACATATAATCTATCTCCACTAAATCTTCGATTAAGATTTTCTTCTACTGTATTTCTAATTATATTTAAATCAAAATTATTTAGTATATTAGACAAATTATAACTTATACTTTCTACAACTTTGGGAAGTTCATAATTACTATTATATATTAAATCTATATATCTATCTTGTTTATTATTAGTAGTATAGTTATCAAATAAAGTATTACTTTTATCAGTTAATTCTTTATAATCAAATTCATCACTATCATAAATATATAATTTATTATTTGATTTTATATCATTAAATATATAATCCTTGGTAGCTGTTCTAAAACATTCAGTTAAATAATAATCATGAACACTTATAAAAGTTTCAGTATTAAAATTATAACTTAAAGTAACAACACCATAAGTATCAGTAAATAAACTTATTATAAGTCTATTTCTAAAACTATCAAATGCAAATCTAACATCATTTACTTGTAATTGTTTTAGGAAAGTATTAATTGGAGCACTAAGAATATTAATTTTACCTTCATCAAATCTAAATATAATATCATTTACAATATCATACCATATATAACCAAAATTAGTTATTATAGATTGACGTCTATCTTTAAGTCCACCATAACTTTTATTAAGTAATTCTTGATATTGTACATCAAACGTATCAGGAATATCAGTTTTAGTAAGACTTGTAAGTCTAGGACTTCTATCAAATACAAATAAACTGTATTCTGTATGAATAAGAAGATTAAGGCTAATTGGAACTATATTTGTAACGCTTCCTTTATTTTCTGTAATATTTTTATAATTATCTGTTTGATATTCTCTAAAAGCATTATTTAAATTTTCATCGCTATAAGTATCACTACGATATATAGTTTTAGGAAACGTATCAATATTTGTGGTACTGTAATTTGTATATATTTCTATAGGTACTGCTGTATAACAAGCCTTAAGTTCAAGAAAATCTTTTATTTTACCTGGCATTATACCATCATTATAATATAAACCTTTTTCTTGGTCGTTGACATTTTCAGCTTCATAATCAACAAAATTAACCATAGCTTGCTCATAATCTTGTTTAATAGATAAAGCAAAATATGGATAAACACTATAATTATATAAATTATTAAGATATATTTTAAATGCTACAGCAGAACCTTGTTCATTAACATATTTATCTCCAGTTATATTTCCAATAACTTTTTGACTATAATAAAGTATTATTTCTCTATTATAAAAAGCTGGAAGATACATTGTTTGATTATAACTATCTTCATTAAAGTTTTTATATATATTTTGAGTTAGTCTATATAAAGTTTTAAACTTCTTTTGATAAATATACTTATTATCTATTGTAAATATATAAGGTTCATCTGTATTAAATATACCATTCCACGTACTATTTTCTAGTAGAAAATGTTTTTCAATATCGTTTCTATTTACATTTTCTAAATCTTCTATTTGATTATTTGCTATATTTATATCACTTATATAATTAAAATTAGCTCCTCTAATGCTTTTAAGATTATAAAGATAAGCACTACTATTCCAACGTTTATTATTATAATCGGAATTGTGTTTCATACAATATGCTGTAAATACTTCATTTTCTACAGCTTCATAAGTTATAAAATAACCAATAAAATTATTAGGAAGACTATCAAGATAAAACTTAGGAGCAATTATCTTTTTATAATAATAAGCACTAATAGTTTCTTCAGTAGGCATACTTGTGTTTCTAACAGCATAAGCATAATATCCTACTATATTATTGTTATCATCTTTATAAGCTATAAAATCATTATCGGCTATATTATTTATTTCACTATTTATTTTATATCCATTTGTATAAGTTCCATTCTTTCTTATAAAATGAATAAAAAAATTATATACTTGTCTTGGTACAAGAGTTTTATTAAAATAATTAGGAGTAGAATCTGTAACATTATCTGCATAAACTTCTATATTTCTAGAAGCTGGAGGAGTTACAACTTCAACTGTAGCCCAAAATTTAATATCATATTTGGCATTAGGATAAGCAACAACAGTATGAAAATCTTTATTACTTACAATATAAGCATATTGAAATTCACCTTCATCTATTCTATATGTACATAAAATAAATATGCCTACATTTTCTTGAGTTTTATCAATAGTATATTCTTCATTGTCTTTTATAAAAGTTATACTATTATCTGAATTAATACGAATTTTATATGTACTACTTCCACCTGTTAAATAATTATCGGCATAATCTGTATCATATAACCACACATTATGTGCTGTACCTGTTCCTACTTGAATACCGTAACTAAAATGATAATTACGTCCATCTTGATTTACATCATAAGATTGATTAATAATTTGATTAGCGTCAATAACAGTATTATGAACAGATATATTTTTAAGAAAATAATCTCTTATAAACTCGCCTGGATTACTTATATAAATATTACCTCCATCTTCATAATAAGAAACATTATTAGCTAAAATTGTTGTAAGACTATCAAAACCAATATTAAAAGTAATATTATATTTATTAGTTCCAGGTTCAGGTTCAGGATCTGGATCAGGATCTGGATCAGGATCATCTCCACCTTCATTTATAATACCGTTAGGATAAATGTTATTAGCATTAATTGTATTATATCCAAGTTGAACATTATTAGCATAAGATTGTAAATCTTCTATATCTTCTTCTTCATAATTACCAATATAAATTCTATTATTATATGTTTTTACATTATGCACATTATAAAATTGATTAGGTCTTTTAAGTATATCATCTATGGATATTTCGTCTATATATGAGTTAGTAGAAATAACTATTTCTTTGGTATTTATATCATAATTTCCTATAATACGTCCGACAGTTTCACTTTCACGTTTAAATATATAACCTAATTGAAATTCATCATAAACACTATCTTTTATGTTTATTTTAAGAGATATACTTTTGTTGCTAAAATTTTCATCATCATGTACATAAAAGTTAGCCATAGTAGTATTACCGTTATCCATTGTGGCTTGTTCTATAGCATAACTTCCAGCACTACCAGCAAAATAATTTATTATAGGTTTTTGTTTTTCTATAAGATTTACAATATAAATATCATCCGTTAAATTAAACCAATTAGTATATGTTTCATCATATATTTTAAACCTTATAAAATATACATAACGACCACATACAAGATTACCTCCAAAATTATTTATATTATAATTACAATTATATGCAGGAATATCTGGACAAATTTTATAATCTTTATATGTATCTTCTACATCTCCTATTTCAGGAAGTATCCAACTTTTAAGAGGAACTTTAATGTTATCCGAAACATCATATTCTCCAACAGTTATAACAAGTTGATGTTTATAATTATAAGTATAATCACCAACAATTAAACCACCACTCCATTCCCATTTAGTAGGTATTTCTGCAATATTTCCATTATCAGGTTTTCTATATATTCTACTAGTAGTTCCATCGTAAGTAAATATAACTATTTCTTCATTACAAGGAATACAACCAACTATCTTTTCATTAGCATGAATCAAAGCTATTTCTTCTTTAAAACCATACTCGTTAGTTATATAACTAGCAGAATCATCTATAGCTATATTTTTAGCTCCAATAATACTACCATTTTTAACAGTATTAGGAGTTTTATTTAGATTAAGTTCTGGTATAATATTCATAGCTTAACTATTTCTAGGATCAAACGTACTATTATAAAAGAAGTTTCTCCAACCTTCTGCTTTAAACATTTCATTACGAACAGCAACAGCTGCGCGAACTCTAAGAGTATTCCATTGTATATAAGGATTAGTTACTGGACTAGGACTAGTTAAACTATATACAGGATGTTTACTTCCTCTACTAAGATATTTAAATAACACATACCAAGCTAGAGCTTCAAGAAGAAGAGCATTATCATAAATATAAGGAACTTCACAATCATAATATTCATCATAGTATGTAGCTACTTCAAGAGCTTCTACAGTTATACAATCTGTATCAAAATTTAATTCAATACATTGACCTTGTATTACAAAATTACGATTTGAATTACCTTGAACAACTTGAGCAACTTGCATGAAATTCACTCCACTTTTATTAGTAGTATCTATAACGGCAATTTCAGAATTAGATACTTGATTATTACTAGCATCTAATCCTGAATTACATTTACAACAACCACTATTTTTAGCAGGTTCAATCTCACATCCTCGACTATCAAATACTCTTATTTCTTTCATATTGATAGGACAAGGATAATACGCTTCTCTATCTTTAACTTCTAACTTTCTACATTTCTTTTCATATGGTAAACATTTCATTTGTCCTAGCGCATCTATACACCATGCTGCAACTCTAGGTATCCAATCACTTTCACTAATATTAAAGTCATTGTCTATTTTACCAATCAATCTTGATACGTCTATATGATTTTTGACTTTCATGTCTAATATATTTAGTATATAATAAAGGATTAATTCTAAGACATATTGCAAGTTTCTTTTTAATATCTATATCTAAATCTAGAACTTCATCTATATTATGATGACAAAGCTCTATCATATCATCATAAGACTTGCCTCTAAGCTCTTTATTTATATAATCAGCAGAAGTAATATGTTTAAAACTTTTTCCTCCTGGTATATGACTTTCTATTAAAGGAAGTTCATAATCGTATTCTACATTTCTAAGAACAATATATTTTACACCATCATAAGGAAGACCGTTATCTTTACACCATTTAGCCTCTTCTGCATCATAAGGTCTTTTACCTTCTGCTATTAGTTTTTCTTTAGCTTTTCTAGTAGCTTCATAATCTATTTTATTATTGTTTGATTTTTTCCTATATCTATTAATACAAGTCCAACCCATTCTACCAGTAAAAGCATAACCTTTTGCATCTAGTATCATAAGTTCTTGAACTTTTTCGTAATAAAGACTTACTATTCTACAATATTCTTTATAACCAATTACTGCAAGTTTTTTATAAACTTCATACTCTTTAGCAAGTTCTTTAACTCGTTTTTGAAGATTAGCTAGTTTTACTAGATTATAAAGCTCAATAGTTAATTCATGATTATTCTTTCTATTAAGATAAGCCATCATTGCAGCTTTACGAAAACTACCATCTGTATAAGTATTATTTACAAATTCTTTATAATTTAAAAGATTAATACCAAACTTATCTTTATAAACATTGTATTGAGACTTAACATCGTCTCTTAATGCAATACAATTTAATCTCTTTTCTTCTAACTCTCGTTCAAGTTTATCTACTCTATAAACTGCTCTATCGTGCATTTTATGAAAATAGATACTAATAGTAGTAGGCTTATCAGCCTTTGGTTTTTCATTTTGTAAATTCATATCTTAACCATTAAATTTAACTGTATTCGGAACTTCATCCGTTTGTCTTACAGTAGATAGTAAATCACGTTTATATATAATCTCTTTAATTTGTCCTATCATATCTTCTGATAAAACCCATTCATTAAGGTCAAGTGTTCCTTCAATATCGTCTACTTCTCCATTAGCAATTTCTATTTGAGTTGGATGCTCAAAAGCACTCTCGATTACAATCTTTTGTAAATCAAATGGTTTATTGCTAACTGGAAATATATAAATATAACCATTTATATAATCATAACAAGGCATACCACAAAGACCTGGAACAGATTTTCTAAACTTTGCAGAAGACTCTTTTATAAAAGGAAAAGCTCTATTAGTTTTAAAACCAACAGAGCTAACACGGTCAAATGGTAAATTATTAGTCAGACGAACAGGTTTTGGAACTCTTTGCTCAGTACGTTTAATTTTAGTAAGTTCTAAATCATCAAGTTCTAAATCTTCAAAACTAATTCCTTCTAATTCTTTTATATCACCATCTTGAACATCTATAAGACTAACTTTATATCTTTGAACTAGACCTTTGTCAACATAACCATGATTCTCATAACTATGTCTTATAACTTCATTACGAGTATGAATAACTAGACTTTTAAGATTCTCTCGTAAAGCTCTGTTATTAGGCATACCTACACTATGCGCTAGTTCACTAACAAGTTGTGCAACTGAAGCCATATATTTAAGTTTATTATTTTTACTATTATTACTATCAAAAGAAGTTGGAAACTACAACCCCCGTAGAAGAGTTGATGGATTAGCGAATATCACTATTAGCTTCACCTACTTTATTACTAACCTTTTAACTATGAAACAAACTAAATTAGATGCAATCTTAACAGAAACACACATTAACGACCTTTCTCTACGGGGGTTGTATTGCTACACTATCTATCTCAATATTAGTGCCACGGCTTACTACAATATCAAGTGCAGCACGTTTCCAACATTGCAAATATAGTGTTTTTGACTGAATAAACCAAATGCTAAGAACCTCGCAGGAGGCTCATACGTGCCCTCTGTCGGCTCGAAATAACGGGTGTGAAGTAACTATCAGCCAACGAGTTACGAGCGATTGTAAGGGCTGAAATTAGCTCGAATTATTATTACTTAATTAAACATCTATAGCATTACATATAACAATATAATGTAGAAACATTCTATGATATTCACAAAATTTAAATACATAACTACTTATATAAAGAAATATAAGAGGTATAAAAGATATACCACCAATATAACTTAAAAGAGGTATATCTATACCATTAAAAGAAAGAACTATATTTATGAAGTTTATCAATGCTAATAACATTGGTATTATCTTCAATAAATATAGTTCTATCTTATATAACTTAACACTTGGCTTTACCTCCATTTTTGTAACGTCTATTATTTAGAGTAACACCAGCTTTAGCGACTACTGGTTTAGGTCTATTACTCATACGTTGATCTCTTTGCATTTCTCTAGTTGGAAGAGAACCATAAGGAGAATAATTTTGAACAGGTCTAGATTTTATTGTATCAGCTCTAATAACTCTAGTGTTATCTTGTCTAGCTGACATCTTCTCTATCATTTTCTTTAATTTGTTCGACATTTCTATCTAAATGTTTATAATCAATTCCAAATCTTTTAGCAATAGGTTTAGCTAACCAACTCCAAGCAACAGGAGCAATAATAATACTATCAATTATTACAATAGTTCTTACATCACTTAGAAAATGATAAACCAAAGCTATTACTATACTTACTCCTACAAATATAATTCTTTTTTGCCAAGTAGTAACATTTTTTTCCTTATTTATTTCGTCTAATATTTTAATTGATATATAAGTAACTACATTCAATATCAACATCAGTGCGAAATCAAAGTTATCTACTAATTGCATTATTATCTGTTCCATAAAATTTAAGATTACAATCTTTAACTACAACCATATACCAAGTATTATCTTGTCCATCAATACGACAAATAAACTTAATAAAACCATAAGCAGATGGAATTTTATCTTCAATATTAAGAACGCCTGAACCTGAAAAAGTACCACCATTATAATACAAAGTATCATTACGTTCTTCAAGTTGAACACGTCTTGTTAAACCAGCACGAGTTTTAGGCCCAAATACATAAGTATATTCCATTTGATATTCAGAATCAACATCAGGAGCAGATAAATGAGGCAAAGTAATATCAGCATAAGTTACACCAACATTAGTATCTTCTAATACATTAAGAGAAGCAAGCAAACCATTATAAACAATATTACCATCAGCATCCCATTTGATATTACCGTTAGCTAATTTACCAGAGCCATCAGCACCAAATCTTGTTTTATCACAACCAAAATAAACTTCTCCAGTCTTAAGATTAATAGCTACATTAGGTCTAAATGCACCGCCATAAGGATTGCTTGGATTAAAATTTTCATATTGAGTAGAAGGTCCGCCAGAAGAATTTTGTCCAGCTTGACTAAACATCCAATCTCCATTAAATACAGCACTACCAACAAGACCATTAGCAATTATACCTATTTTAGCATATATAGCATTAAAGCCTTCAAACTTAAGCCAATATTTACCACTATTAATAGCATAATCTTGAGAAGGAGTACGATTACCTTGTTCACTACCTCTCCAAGTCATAATTGCATTAAGTACATAATAATAACCGTCTGTAGTATCAAGAACATAAGGAGCTTTATTTTCATCAGTAACATAAGCAGTATTATTATCATAAATACCAGCTGGATAAACTATTTGTCCTCGTTTGCCACTTCCGTCTTCTCCATTAAGACCATTAAGACCATTAAGTCTAAAAGGTTTATTCCAAGTTTCAGTATATTTAGTACTAGAAGTATATTCTCGTTTACCTTGTGTACACCAAATATATTGAGTACTTGGGTCATAATCAGGTATAGTTTTATACCAACCTGTTCCAAGTCCTTGATAAGAAGGGACAGTAATAACATAAACATCGCTACTTTTCCAATGATTAGTAACTTCAGTAGTTCCACCTATATGTGTATCAGTTCCAACACAATACATAACTAACATATTAACTCCTGGAATACCAGCAGGACCTTGAGAACCAGGACTACCAGGATCACCAGCAGGACCTGTAGCACCTTTAGCTCCTGTAGGGCCACTAATACAAACAGGAATATTCCAATTAGTATTAAGAGTATCATTTGGATTAATAATAGCTGTTGTCATCCAAAGATATTGACCTTGACTAACAGAAGGAGCTGCAAGAGTCCAACCACTCGGAGTACGAACACTTCTATCAATAGTTGGATAAGTAACACGACTTGTATTAACAGCAAAACGCATTTCAGTATATTTACCGTCTTGTGCTATACCATCGCGACCATTAAGAGGAAGAACTTCTCCCCAACGAGTAACAGCTCCAGTAGCTCCGTTTACTTCACCAACACACTGCCACCAATTACCAGCATCATTAGGTATATCAGTCCAACCAGATGGATTCTGAGAAGTACCTGTTGGAGTAGCAGGTTTACTATCAGATTTACGATAACGATAAATACTATAATTAGGAAGAGTAGGACTTACACCATCCTTACCATCTTCTCCATCATGACCATCATTTCCCGGAGGACCTTGAGGACCTTCAGGGCCAATTTCTCCTTGAGGACCAGTTTCTCCTTGAGGTCCAGTATTACCTGTAGCTCCTTTAGGAATCTTAAATGTAAACTGTATTTGACTATTAACTATTTTAGCAGTAGCTTCAGCTTCTTCATTAGCTTCAACAGTCTGAACATCAGTTACATCAGCAGAAACCTTTTGGCTATCAAAAGAATCATTAAGTTCAATCCATTCAGTACCATTCCAATAATTCAAAGTCTTATTAGTAGTATTAAACCATAAATCACCAAGGCCAGGTTTAGCAGGTTTATCAGTTGGAATATCAATATCAGCAGTAATATTTTGTATCTGTTCAGCTATTTGAGTAAACTTTTGATTAATTTCAGTTTGAGCATCAATAAGAGCTTTAGAAGCATCATCCAGCAAATTCTTAATAACTACACCTTGAGCTGCACTAAGAGCTTTAGTAGCATCATCAGTTGTCAAATTATTAACAATTTCAACTTGCTCTATACTATCAGCCCAACCAAAGAAGAAATAAGTACCACTAAGAGTAACATCAAGCCAATCTTTATCATAAGTCATTATAACAGTACCATCACAATTCAATGTACCATTAGTAAAACTACCACCTTGAAATTCAAGAACAGAATTTGTAGGTATATTAATAGTAGCATCATTTAAGTCATAAGCATATTGAATAATATAACGAATATTATTTTCATTAATCATATCTTGTGTAAGAATGTTCTTATCATCTATTATATTCTTACGAAGATAAACTCGTCCAAGACCACTAAAATTAGCAGGATTATATTCTTTATTCGCAAATCTTAAAGCATTAACTGCTCGTTTACTATTACCACCACAAACATCAAATTCAGTTAAATCTTCTCCATCTGGATAATTAACTATATTAATTTCATTATTTGCGCATATTAAATCAAGTACTTCTTTACTAAGTTGATTAAGAGTAATACTATTAGAATCTACATGACCTATTCCATCACTAAATTCCCAATATTCATCTTTAACCCATTCAGTTTCATTTCCAGCAACAGTTTTATCCCCAACAAATATTTCAGTTGTAGGTTTATTATTAATATAATAAGTAATATATAAACCATTCTTACGAAATATCTCTGGTACAGCTTCACGTGCAGATTTAGCATTAGCTACATATCCGACATTAAGTGAATTAAACTTTGCTAGATAAGCATAAAGATTTTCTCCATTATGACCATCAAGAATATTAGCCATAAGAGCTTTAATATTATCTATATTATCAGTTTTAATATCCATAAGTTTATTTGAATTAAGATTAATAACTTTGTTATCATCTCTTCTACGGGGGTGGTAGTGACCGACCCATTTTAAAGCCCGTCAGCCGTTTCACATGACTTAGCTGATATGTTGTTCACGAGAGCTGATTAAAGCCGACAGACGCAAAAGAAATAGGCAAATTGGCGAAGTATGAGTTGGGATTTACAACCCCCGTAGAAGAGAACGAATGATTATTCAGTAGGCTCTGTACTACTTGCTGGAGTAGTATTTGCTACAATACTATCAAGTTTAGTATTAGCACTATCTACTTTAGTACCAATGGCATCTACTTTAGTACCAATAGTTGTAACTCCTGTATCTACTGAAGTTTTAACAGCTTGTATATTAGTATTAACTGCATCTACACTAGTTTTGATATTATCAAATTTTTCAGTATAATCTACTTTAGCATCAATTATAGCTTCTCCATTAGCATTAACTGCTGTAGCTACAGCTTTAATATCAGTATCAATAGTTGTAAGTTTAGTACCATTAGAATCTACTGAAGTTTTAATATTATCAAGTTTAGTACCATTATTAGTCTGATTAGTTTTAATATTATCAGTATTAGTTTTAATACTATCAACTACTGCATCCATTGTAGTAATAGAAGTATTAACTGTATTAACTGAATTTTTAACTGCATCAATATTAGTCTTAAGACTATTAATACTACTATTTACTGTATCAAGTTTGGCTTCAACTTCATCAGTATTAATATTAATTGAACCGACAGTTATCTTAATGTTTTCTATTGAAACTTTAAGTTCATCAAGTTTAGCTATCATAGCTTCTTGATTCTCTTGTTGTTTTTCTACCATGTCTTTTAGCACTTGGTAGATTCCTTGCAAAATTACTCTTTCCATATTATTCTTCTATTATTGTTGCGTCTTCTATATTATCATTATTATTATCTACTTGATTTAACAAATAGTCTTTATTTATTAAATCTACATTATTAAATAAAGTAATATTACTATCTTTCATTAAATTAGCAAAACTATATACATTATCACTAAATTGAATATTTAAAGTAGTAATATCAATTTTACTTTCTGAATCTAATGTTTGAGGAATAGTAGCAAGAGTATTAATTATTTCTTCATCAATAAGTTTTTGATTATTAGAATCTTTCCACTTATCGTAATTCTCTTGTGCACATTTAGCCCAAACATATAAATCAGCTGAATCAGGTGCTACAATTTCATGTCCAGCACCGCCATTTTCTTTATTTACATAAATGTAATCTTTTTGATAATTAAGTTTTTTCATAATTTAATTTTCTTCTATAGCAAATTGATAATTTTTATTTAATACGTTACTAATATTTTCTTCAGTTATTTTATTATATTGACTTCTATATATATTTATAGTTTTTAAAGTATCAGTATTAGTAATAAGAGCATTCATTAAATTATTAATACTTTCCTCACTAATATTAATTAAATATTTAATAGGACAATTGTCCTCTATTATTAAAGAATTACAAGTAATATCTGTAATATTATTTTCTACATTTTCTGTTTCATTTCCATTAATTATAGTTATAGTACCATCTATAATAATATTACTATAAGAAGATTTATATTTTCTTAAATATAAATCTACATCACCAATAAAATGATTAACTATATAATAATTTTCTGGAATAGATACATAAATTCCATTATTATTAAATAAAACAATTTTATCATTTATATTAATAGTTTTATTTGTAGAAGATGATACAAAAATAGAATTAGATATAGCACCAGTTATTGCAAAATTCAATAAATTATCTATGTTTATAATATCATTTTTATTATTAAAAGAAAATACTGTTTTAGTATTTTCAGTATTATATATTATATAATTATATAAATTTATATTTCCAATATTATTTGTATCATTAAAAAATCTAATATCATTATAATTGCTAAAAAATAATTTTAGTTTATTTGTAATAAAATAATTTTCAGCTTGGTTATTAATATAATTATAACCAATATTACCAATATAAGTATTAATTGAGTTATCTATATTTTGAAAACAACTTAATTCTGTATAACTATAGTATTTTGCTTCATCAGTTTCTTTTAATTTAAATAAACCATTTATTCTACAAATAGGAGAAATATCATCACAATAATTATTTAATACAGGTGCATTATAATCATTATATTCTTCTAATGTGTAAGTATTTATAATATTATAGCTTGTTATATTATCATTAGGAGCAATTATATTTTTTATTTTACCTTTTATATAAGCATTATCTGCAAATTTATAACAATAAGGAGCATTAATAATATATTCGGTATTACTTAAATCTAAATTTATATCAGCACCTTTAGAATTATCTAAAGAAGAAATACAATATAAAGGTAAAAAATTAAATTTACAATTTTCTAAATGATAAGTAGGATAACCAGTACCAAAATTTATAAAATAATTTCCTCCTATATAATTAGAACATAATTCTTTAATATCTACACTTATACGACAATAATAAAAACAATAATGAGCAATTATATTTTCATTTACATTTTTACAATATAATTTATTATTTTCAGTTATACTAGTTAAACTAGCAACATTAAATGTTCCACACATTGATTTAGTAGAACTTAAATCATAAATATAATCTGTTATAGCAATACGTCTATGAATTATTTCTGAATAATTAGTCTTTTCACAAAAAGCATAATCCCAATTTATAATATTTTCAGAATTAAAACCATATATAGTCAAATTTCTACTACTAAGATTTGTAGTAAGATTTTTAATACTAATTATTTCTTTAGGTAATATAACTTCTCTAATTTCAGTTGGATTTTTAAAATTATTTCCACTAAATCTAAGCCAAATACCTCTTTTAATATTAATTCCTTCTTCAGGTATATAAGCATCACATGCTTCTTTTCCTTCTACAATATGTTTTCCAGTATCAATATTAATAATAACATCAGTTTCTATTATACCAATACCATAACCCCATACAAGGCGATAATCTTTTAAATAATCGTAATTATCAGAATTACAATATTTCATATAATAATCATCATCTTTAATGGGACTTGGTTGATATTGACTATTTATATCTTCAGTACCATATCCTACCCAACAAGCCTCTTTATTATCAGCTTTAGCTTGATTAAGTATATCTTCTTTATGTTCTTTAGTATTAGTTTGAAATATATAAGAAGGATTTATATCTTTAATATTTAAATTCATATTTTAAGATTTTAAGATTTAAGATTTAAAATATCTTCTTCATGTCTACTAAGAGCATTAGCAACAACTCGTTCATTAGCTTGAACGTATTCTTGTAACTTATTCATAGCTTCATCTACTGCGGGTTGTAAATTTGTATCAAGGTTGTCACTTACTGCTTGATTTATAATATTAGTTATTAATTCTTTAAAATCACTTCCAGCAATATAAGAATTAAATAACTCTACTACTTTATTTTCAATAGTAGTATTAGCATATTCTTCTAACCAATTATCAATAATTTCTTTAGAAATCTTATTAATTATATTTGTTATTTGTTCTTTAATATCTGGATATTTATCCAAAGAACCTAATATTCCAATTATAATTTCAAGTAACCAATCAGCAAAATCTTTCCAATTATCATCTTTCTTCCATTCGTCATTACCTCGTTCATTACTATTATACATTTCAATAGTAATATTATCATCTAAATCGCGATAACATACTACAAGAGATTTACGACGCATAAGCCCAACTACTTGTAGACGAGTAGCTTCTTTAGTACCTTTCCACGGAAGAAAAAGATAATTAAAACTACTAATTATAGCATCAAGACGAATACCTGTTTTATCAAATATAGCTTGTACTACACTAATAGGAAAAAAGTTTTGTCGTTCAGTACCTTTTTCATTTATTTTATTAAGTTGATGAATAGGTAGTATTCTATCAACTTCACATATATCTTTAATATTGCTCATATTATCTTATTGTAATGTTATTGTTTTCCATTCACTACCATTATAAACTTTTAAAGCATTATTGGCTACAAACCAAAGTTTTTGTCCAACAGCATAATCTCCATCATTAGTAGCTGTACCAAAATCTTTATCTGTAAAAAGATTAATAAGTTTAGCTTTATTTAAATTTATAGTACCATTATTAAATTGACCACCATTAAATATTATCTTACAATTACTAGGTAAAGTAATAGTATTTCCGTCGAGACAAAATAGATAGCGAACTTCATAAATAGTATTAGGTTTATTAATCATACTTTGTTCAAGAAGATTAATATTATTCATCATATTTTTACGAAGAACAACATAACCCATACCATTAAAAGAACCATCTTGATATTCTCTATCTTTAAATTTAAGTTGATTATCAATAACGGTTAAATCTTCTTCATCGGCCATATTAGTAACAGCACCTTCACTTCCTATAAATTGTTTAAGTGCTTCACTCAACATATCATAAGTAATAGTACCGTTTGCTATTTCATATTTCCAATTTTTTATAAACTCTTTAATAATTTCATCTACATAATTATGTATAGTTTCACGAGTAATATAAGTATCATGAATTATATTACCATAAGCATCACATATAGCTCTATCTGCTGTAAGAGTGCCAAACTGTCCTTCAAGTTCATATTTCTCTTCACTATCTATTTTGCTATCTACTTCAAGATGCCATTCTTTATAATTATTATTTTCATCACTTGAACAGACAATACTATCAAGTATCCAACTTTGTTTAGTTTCAAGAACATAAACTTCACAACCCGGAGCTACTTCATTAATAGTAAGAGCATCACGTTCAATTATATCTTTTACTACTATACGAGCACTTTTAAGTTTAAGTTGAATTTGAGCAAGCAACTGAATAACTTTATCTTCAAATTCTTTAGCATGAACTTTAACGTCATCACGAAGAGAAGCAACAGGTTGCCAGTATTCTGTATTAGTAAGAGGTATTCCGGCAGGTACACTTTTACGACTAACATAACTTGCAAAGAAACCATCATGTATAAGACACAATCTATCATATTCTCTTTGTACATCCCAAAGTCCATTACAAGTTATACTAACTTTACCAAGATATTCTTTTATAGTTTTCATATATTATTCAGCATTTAAATCAGTTTCATCAAGACCAAATTCTACATTATTACTTTCATCTGTTGCATTTTCAACAAGTTCTCCACTATCAGGGTCAATATAAAATTTAGGATTATCACCATTGCAACTTATAATAGCTTTAAGATGACCATGTTTATCGACAGGAAATACGATATTTGTATCTATTTCGTTTTTATATATAAGTTTAAGTTGCCCGTCAACATATTTAATAATAGTTTCAGCAACTTTATCTTGTCCTAATTTACGAGCTGCTACAGCAGCATTAAACATATTAAAACAATCTATAATTGTTTTATTTCTTGGAGTACATTTAGCACTACAATCTTTAAGCATACTTATACCATATTCAGCAAGAAGTACAAGTATTTTATGATATATACAAATATAATTTGCTGGAATAGTTACATAAACATACTCAGGAGTTATTTCTTTAAGCTCGTCCATCATTAAAAACTTTATTATACATAAACTCTATATTCTTTTGTTCAGTTTCATCAAAAAGAACATAATTCTCGAAAGCATGAATAAGAATACTACTCCACTCTAATTTAGCTTTCTTAGCTTTATTTACGACATAACCTTGAGCAGTTAAAGCAATATTAACTAGACTAGTCTTAATTGCTTTCTGCTCAAGGTTATCTATTGCAATATCTATTATTTTATCATTCATAAGAACTTCTTATTAATGATTAAAAACTTTATTCATAAGATAAACAGAATAGTTATTAACAATAATCTGTATTTTATTAGCAAGTTGAACTATGCGAACATCTTTCTCTTGACCATTAAAGATTATATTAATACATTCTTTTGTTAGTTCTTCAATCCATTCGTCTTTTATTTTAGTAGAAACATTAACATCATTAATTTCATATGCTGATAAAAGAGAATAAAGTTTATAATACTCTGTATTTATATATTTATGTAGATTTTGTTTAATAGCGTGTTCGTTAATTTGTATATTATTATGTGTTATAATGTCACCACAATAATAAATAATATCAAATTTCCAACTATCACAACTTAGAGTAATTATATTCTTAATATTCTGAATTTCTTTAGCTTCAGCACTTTTAAAAGTTCTATCGAGAACATTATTAAGTTTTACTACATTCTCGCTAACTTGTTTAATAGCGGCAGCCATTTCAATTAATGGCTTATTTCTATTTTTAGCTTTAAATAAATCTACAAGTTTAATAATAAGTGTGTATAGAATAAAAACACCACTTGAAATTAAAACTGTAACATAAGAAGAATTACGAACTGCATCATTAACTATTTCAGTTATTTGTTCAAACTCTCCCATAAGCTATAAGTTGAAATCTACAACCCCCGTAGAAGAGGTTGTAGACTTTCATTTAATTCTTATTCTCCTCCATCTTCCGCTGGAGCAAACAGAGCACTAAATGCAGTATATTTGGCAGTAGGAACTGCAATATATACAACTTGCCATACTCGTTCATCACGTTGTTTGCTAGCTGCACGACCAACCGCAAAACGGAGAGTAATTAGTGCATAAGTAGTATCTTCAACAGCTTCGGGATCACCAGGATAAATATACTCTCCTGCCTTATACCTATACTCAAAGCCTTTACCAGCAGCACAACGGCTAGCAAGATCTTGAATAGCAGCTTTGTCAAATATAATAGGTTGAGCTTCTGTAGCATCACCAGTTTCACATCCCATAAGTGCATCGCCACCTTTAAGGGCAAACTGCTCGCCTTTATTAAGACCTGTAACTGTAATAACTGCGCCAGCAGCTTGAGCTGTAATATTAAGAGTACCTGCATCAGCCATAGCTTGAAGTTGATTTGCAAGATCGGTTGCAATCTCTGCTGCGGTAGTAGTAGACTTAGTTACAAAAGTAGTAACAGTATAATTACTACGCTCATTAAACTGAATACCTTTCTTAACAAGTACAACTGTATAATTACGTCCAACTTCTATAGTAGTAGGAACTGTTATCTTTGCAGTAAACGCTACACCAGCTGGGTCAAAAGCATTTGTACCACTTCCTTTAGTAGGATTAGCCATTTGAACTGTAAGAGTATCAACATCTACTTCAGGAATTATAAATGCAGGAGAATTATTACCACGACCAAGAGCAATACCAAAATTCTTAGTCGGAAGTGCTGTGGCATAAGTTTTAGCACCAAGTTCAAAAGTACCAAGTTGACCAGCAGTTAAAGCACTCAAGTCAACATTTCCACTAGGAACTGTAGCAGCACTATTTACAATAAGTAACTGTCTCATAATTTAATCATTTAATTAATTATCATTTCTAGCATTATTACGAACGTTCTCTCGTTGCTGTTGTTGTTCTGCTTGTTGAGCAGCATATAAACTACCTTGTAAAGCAGTATGATAAAGGTCAACAGCATGTTTAACTATATCAACATGAGTATATTCAGGCAAATCACAATTTACAGAAGTACCTTCATTATCTTCATTAAATACAACTGTATTAGGCTTTCCTAAATAACTTATTCTAAACTGATTAGGAACAAGTCCATTATAAAGTTTAGCTTTAACATTATCGTCTGTTATTTCTCCTTTATCAATATACAAATCTAACTGAATAATGTTACTTTTAGAAAGTTCTGTACTATTAGTACTTCTCATATTAGTAACAGTTATTATAGGAGAACGAAATCTAGGACAAAGTATAAAGTCATTAAGAACATCTGCAAGATATATATCATCTATAATACGAACAGGAAAATAGTTTGTTATAAAATTAGCCTCTGTTCTTTTATAATTAATAGCAAAATCTACTATAAACAAATATCTAGGCCCTTTATTACTATCAATAAAATCTATATTTTCAAGTTCTGTATCATTTGTTTTAAGATGAACCATGTGACCATTATTATCACCACTTAAAAATATATTTTCAAATGATTCTTCATGTACTCTATATAATGTCCTAAGAGAATTAATGCTACCAATCTTAGAGTTATCGGTGATTACTCTGTCAGAAGTAACACCGATATTTTCTCTAATGATTTGATTAACAGTGTCAGAAATGCTCGTATTAAGCAATATGTCTATTTGTTCGGGAAGTATAGCACGAACATTTTGCATACCCATTTGTTGAGCATACTGACGAAAATATATATGCATCTCTGATATAGTCATATCTCTATTACTTAAAAGAGTTTCAATTTATTCTCATAAGCTGTACGTACATCTTTATTATTAGGATTATTGAAATAAGCAATAGCGTCATTCATATTACTTCCTATAAATGTACCATCAGCTGTAGATATTTGTTGATTATACTCGGAACGTACAAGTTCACCACGAGCTATAAGTGTTTCAATAAACGCTTTAACACTTATATTCCTATCATTAACTATCTTATTAAACTTATCAGGATGTTCATTAACGAATTGAATAGCAATAGCTTTCTTTTCATCATCTGTCTTGAGAAGTTCTGTAGCAAGTTGCCTACCAAGATAAATAACAATAGCAACAAACACAGCATTAAATTTACTATCAGAAGCACCAATTTCTACAAAGTTACGCATTGCACGAACACGTTCTTCAGTAAGTTTCTTACGTTTAGCAGCTTCTTTATTCTCGTCTTTAATATAGAATCTAAGACTATTATCTGAATTAATCAAAGCCATATCCTTTGCAACATCCTTATACAAAAGACAATGCCTATATATAAGATATTGTTCAAGATTAACAGGTCGTCCATATTGATATTTAGAACTTTCAAGAGCATTAAGAGCTTCAACACGTTTCTTAATTGCATCTTTAATTGCTTTAAGATTAGCTCTGTCTACTCTTTCATATTCCTCATCAATCTTTTCTTCCTTAGCTTTAAATGCCAAATAATCTCTTTTATGATTATATATAAAAGATATATTCAACACCATGTCATTGTCGTTTACGGCTACTTGTATGTTACTAAGCCAAGCCTTAACACGAGTAATAAATTCAGGATTATTTGGAGATAAACCTATAAGTGCTGGAAAATATGCTTCTACTTCACCTCTATTAGATGAAAGTGTACGACATGAAGTAATAGAACTCCCAATTATCTCTTTACGCTGTCCTAGAACTTTCATGTTAGCTTTGCGATAAGTAGAATAATTATGAATTAGAGATATAGTGATAGTACGATTATCAACATATTCTGCATTCAGTTCAGCTTCTTTTTCTTCGCTTACACTAGATGCTGCTGCAATCTCTTGTTGAGCAGCTTGGTTTACAACTTCACTTTTAGCTGCACTATCTGGATTTAGATTTAATTGTGACATAGTATCGACCCTTATTTAATTATCAACTTTTAGAGTACACACTTCAACTGCATCATCTTGGTAGCGTTGTTTACTTGCAGACCGTAGCTATTCTTAATTTCATACCTTGACATATCAATCTCGGTAGATATAGAATTATTAGGTACTGCACCCCAAGAAGCAGGAATATCTGTAAGACCTTTCAGAATACCAATCTTATAGATTTGTCCCTTTTGACGAACTTTACGTACATTACGTACTCCTTGATAAGTAGACATGTCTATAAGGAATGCTTGGTGAGAACTCATAGGACGACCAGTACGAGGATGAATATTGCCATTAGCTTTATCATTCTCTGCAATAGTACCATGGTCGAGGAAAGGAAGATGTTGTACTGTAATAATATGATTATCTACAGTTTTATAACGACGGAAATACTTTCCATAAGAAAGTCCACCATTGAAATCTTCAATCATCTTATCACCAAGAGGAGTAACAAATCCTTCACTACGAGCATCGTTACGAATAGCTATATCAAAGTCTTCCATGAAACCTTTACCAGCCATAAGTACAACCTCCATAGTACCAGTATCTGTATCCTTGTCAAGAACATCACCTACAGAACGTTCAATCTTATTAAGAGTAAGAACTTCTCCATAAGTATCATAATTACTCTCACGACAAATCTCAATCATACCTGCTGTATGAGGAATTGGTTGACCATTATCAGGGTCAAGAAGAGTAATTTCACCATTCTCTGTACGGTTATACTCTGAAACCCAAAGACGTTCCTCATCCATAATACGACAAGTAATATCATGTTGACGCATTTCCTCATTAATCCAAAGATTAGTTGTACCACCAGTCTTAGTCTTAAACTCGTAACTTACTACAACATTTGAAATATTACCTGCAATTTCCTTTGAGTAACGGTGGAACTCAAGTTGACTTGTCATCTTGCCAGGTCCCATTACATTACTCCTATTACCTTTACTATAAGATTCACTTATAGTAGGAGCTGTCATACTCCAATACTTACCTACAACAAGATTATCAAGATCACAATAAGCATTAGGATTAGGACTAGTAAGTTTAAGACGATACAAATAACCTCCATGAGCACCTTCTCCAAGGTCTTTCATAATACGTACTTGAGTATGTCCATCAGGAGCTATAAGACCATATTGCTCAATAAGCCAGTGAGTCTTAAACTCAACATCGAACATAGCACCACCTTTACCAGGTGTAGTATTACTTGTATCAAACCATAGAACATAATCATTAAACTTCATACGTCCCATAGTCTTCCACGTCCATTGAACAGTATCAATATCAACAACTCCAGCATTTCCTTGACCCTCTGTTAAGAAAGTAAGAGGAAACCTATCATCGTCCATACCATAAGTATAAGTCAGAATACTGTTAATTTCAGCAGGTTTTTGAAGCATTAGATGTGCTATGGTTTCCTCATTAGAATAACCACGGTCATCATAATTACCACGTTGTACTTCTCTTAATTTGTACATAATTAAACTACTATAAATTAAACATTAATGGATTTATAACACAATATCATTAATATCAACTTTACCTCCATTTGCTTTCTTAACAATCTTAATAGGTTTAATAGTACGTTGTTCTTTAGACTTAATACGCAATTTACGAACATTATCTTCTTTAATTGCCATATCTACTAAATCTTTATATGTACCACCTGTGAACATTAACCAAGCATCAAGTAAGTCTTTATTAAGTTCTTCCTCTTCGGTTATTGCATATAAATCTCTTTGATAAGGTGTTATTCTATTACCTTGTTCATCAACAACTGTACGCCTTGTCAGATAATTAAAGAAGTCATTTGGTGTTACTATTGTTTTCTTACCATCTACTTCTTTTGTAAAACTCTCAGGAAGTTTATATTCAGCAATGTTTCTGTTCTCAATAATAGAATTTACATTTTTCCAATAATTAACTAAATCTTCTTCTTCTTGTTTACGTTGAGCTTCAGCTTGTTTAGCTATATTCTCACGTACTTGTTTATCTTTATTTACAAGAGCTTCAAGTTGAGCTTTAGCTTCATCATACAAACCTCCGCTGTCTTTAAGATATTTAATGTAATTATCATTAAGACTATTATTACCAAATTCTTTAGCAGCCATTCGTATGATATACTCTTGCTGTTGTTCATTATCCTTATTAAGTTGAATTTTACTTCTATCAGGAATTGTTCCAAATCCTACAGGACTACCATTATTAACTTGTACATAATCAATAAATTCAGCAACAAGAGGATTATTCTCAAGAAAACTATTAATAGTAGCTTCTTGTATATCTTTAGACTTTATATCAATAACAGAATCTACATAAGATTTAAGACCTTGTGCATCATTAGTAAATTCAACTTGTTTACCATCTTCATCTGTTACTTCTATACCAAATGCATCTTGTATTGCTTTAATATCAATCTTATTTGCATCTGTCTCTTTTGTTTCATCAACTATTTCATTTTCTTTAAGCCAAACTTCAACATCTTTAGCTTCTTTAAATATTTGACCTTTATCATCAACTATATTACCATTTTCATCTACGGTATATACTTGGCCATCATATTCAATTTGAGAATTGGGTTCTAGCCCCCCCGTAGAAGGGTTTGCAGGCTCTACACCATCTTTCTTCTCTTCTTCTCCTTTATTAGAATCTTCTATTATAGGTTGTTCTCCAGGTTTAGTACCATCTTTACCTGTTACATCTTCAGGATTTGTAGGGTCACCTTTACCATTAAGATGTGTTATTTCTTCATTTGGCTTAGTGTTGTCTTCTCCTTTGTTCCCACCACCTATATTAAGTGTTGGCTGGAAACCTAAATCAAGTTCATTTTCTCCCATAGTTTTATATGATTAATTATACATTACTATATTTGATGCAAATATAGCTTTTTGATGTCGAGCAACAAAACCATTTAACTCTTTTTTATCAATACGCGAAACATTTATTTTAATATTAAATACTATACTGTAATCTTCATTATTATGTTCATTAAGTGCATCATCTTAACGATATATTCAAAACCGTATTTAGAGCATATCAGACTTCATCAAAACGTTGCCGTAGACCTATTTTATTTTAGCTCTGTTGGCTTCAAATTTTTAAGCCGATAAGTTAATCAGCCGCTACAATTTGATGCGCTTAGAAACGATTTTAAAATACAGAAGAACGTATAACATAGTACATAATTAAGTCCTAGCATTAGCTTATTACTAGCACTAGGACTTCCAGAATTACTTTTAAGGATGTGCCAACAACTATTTGTCGTATCTGTTCTTATTAGTTTTAGCTATTTGTAAGTCAGTCTTCATTTGCTCTCTTTTTACTTCTCTTTCAGCAGCAGCATTATAAGCGTCAGCTACAAGTTTTTGACGTTCAATATTAAGTTTTGCATCTTCTATTCTACGCTTACTTTCTTCTGTCATATTAGCTATACGCTCTTTAAGTGCTAAATCGTCAGAGTTATCAGGAGTAGATGCAATCATTGACATATCAACATCAATATATTTGAGTTGAAGCTCATACTGATATTGCAATTCTTTAGTAAGACGATCTTGCTCACCTTTAGCTGCAATCTCACGAAGTTTATTTTCAACTTCTTCTTGTTTAATCATTTGCTCCATATGTTGCATATCTTCTTCATGCTTACGTTTAATATCAGCAAAACGATTAACTATGTTTTTAATTTGAGCAACATTGTCTCCTGTAATAGCAGCAATAGCCATTTCAAGGTCACCATTTTGTGCTGCACTAAATGCCCATTGACGAAGCTGTTGAAGTTTATCAACTTCTTTTGCATCATTACGAACAGTAACAGAATAATCAGAGTTTATAAAGCTACTAACATCAAGACTAATAAATTGACGTTTTCCAACTTCATCCCAATAAGCTGTATCAAGACCATCAACATAAGCTAACTTAGCATAATCAATATCTCTATTATAATCACGTTTACGGAACTCGTCAAACATTTGATTTATAATAACTGAACCAATAGCTGATTGACTGATAGCTTGTTGAGTATTTGTAGCACCAGCAGATTGAGCTATTTGGCCATAACGTTGAGCATTCATATCAACAAGTTCACGAGCTTCTAGTTTGATACTTTCCATAAGATTAGTAAGTTCAGTTATATACTGACCCATATTAGCATTAAGTAATCTTACTTGAGCCATCTTCTGACTATTAGTATCTTCACTATCATCAACAAGAAGAATACCATCAGCTGCCATACGATAAACTTTATCTTCTGAATCATCTTGTATTAATGACTGTGGCATCATTAGAATTAACATCTTGTTCTTTGCTATCACCATTTCTCTATGATACGAGATAATATTTCTCATAACTTGATATGGTGTTACTATCTTTATTATGTCAAACTTGCCCATATAAGGTAGAATTTCCATTATACCATTATAAGGAAGTTTACCATTACGATTAAACGCTATAGGTCTAGCTTTAATAGGATAAATAGCTGTATAACGATTACCAATACGATAGCCTTCATAAACTTGTGGCTCATAAGCCCATTCAATATCAATATCTCCAGCAGCTTTATTAAGCTGATAATCTTCATCTACTACACGAGTAGCTTCAATTCCTACTTCATTTATATAAGTAAGTATTCCTCGTCTAGCTTCTCCTCTCCATACGACGTGCCATACTTCATAAAGATTATCATTTACTTCATAAAGACTTACAGGTTGTTTTCTCCATAAGTCTCGTTCTTCATTAGAAAGTTTAGAACAAACATCAGGATAATTCTCAAAATATTGATTATAAGAAAGACGTGTTATACCACTATTAGCATTTTGATGTGCATAATATGTTTCAAGAAATTTCCTATCTTTTTCATCAAGAAAATCATCAAACATGTCTATTATCTGTTGATAGCTTAACATCATCTTTCTTGCAAACATATCGTGGTCTTCTACGAAGAAGTTTGAATTAGGAATAGGATAAGCTTCTGTTACAGGAATATAATCTTTAACTATCTTATTACCCCTAACATCACAATATGTAAAACATTCTCCAAGAGCTACAAAATGAAAATAACAAGTAAGATATACAAGATTATCTTCTGTCATTGCTCGAACATAATTAAGTACATCTTGACCTTGTTTACTTTCTTTATCAATATAATCTTGATTAAACTTATTCATAAACTCTTCAACATCAGGCATTGCTTGACTGGGGTCAACTTGATTTGGGTTTTGACCTTGTTGTTGAGCTTGATTAAGCATTTGTTGATAACGTTTTTGAAACTCTTGTTGAAATGCTTGTTCAGCTGCTTGCATAATAGTTTGTTTAAGTGCAGCATCTTTATTAATAACTATATCTGGATTTTCTGCACCAACAACAAATTGATGAATACCTTTAAAATATTCACTAACATAACGTCGAATAATATCAGACATTATATCATAATTACGCATTGTAGCTGGAAACCTAGTATACTTCTCTTTACTAGCATTATAAGGGTTAAGAGTCTTTTTATAAAAACTATCAGGAATATTACCTCGAAGTATAGATAACTCTAGTTCATCCTCTGTTCTATCATTACAAGAAAGACCCATTGCAATAACGTAATCAATACAATTCGCGTACCATTCAGCTTTACGTTTTTCAGCACCACTCACACGCTGTGTGGGGAAATGTGCCCAAGTAGTAGGAAAAAAGCCTGCCATAATATATTCAATTTAAAACCAATCTCTAACAAAAATATTATTATAATCTTTTTCTTCTCTAATCTTTCTTCTATGTTCAAGTTCTTTAGCTGCTTCTACATTATAAAGTCTCCACTGAAGTGCTCTAATAATCATTTCAGAAACTCTATCGAAGTTTCCTATATTATTCCACATTTTAAGTTCAATGATACTTTGATAATCATATATTGTTTGAAATAATTTAATAGGTTGTCCAAGTTCATTCTTACCAATCTCTGTATAAAGCATTTCTTTAAGTAAGCGTAGACCTTCAAGTTTCTTTACTCCATCACCCATATTAACACCATAAGTAGCAACTACTTTTCCTTTAAGTGTATTATCCCAAATTTCAACGGGATCTTTCATTAGATATTTAAGAGCTTTCCATTTACTAAAATTACTAACAGTTTCACCTCGGTTTACTTCGACACCTGTTGTTCCAATACAATTATAATATCTAGCTAAAAGATAACATATTCTATCTGCTTCTTCAAGTTTTTCAGGACGACCATAATAAGCTGCAACAAGTGCTGGCTTAAAACCATTACAAGCCATAGGATTCATCCATACTTTTATACTATTATGAGAATGTTTAAGTGTTATTGCTTTATTCTCTTTGTTAACACCTACAGGGTCATAACTAATACTATAAAGTCCTTTTGGTATAGCATTAATCATTTTACCATTTTCATCCATGTGCATTAATTTAATAGGATTAAACCATTTTCTTATACAACCATGTGGATGTTCATGTCCTTTACGTGGTACACCTTGTATCCAATCAAAATAATCTACATTATGTTTTCCTCCTTCAGCTTCAATACGAGCATTAGTTTTAAATATAACTTCATGTTTTTCATTTTCAAAAAGCATTCCGTCAACATAAAAATTAAATGCTGTATCAGTTCTAAGACGTTCTTCCCATTCAAGTAGTTCTTCACTACTAAATATATTTTCTGTAGTAGAACTAAATGATTCACTAGGCATATTGGCATATTGACCTAGATAATTAATATAATCAGAAAATGTTTTAGAACTTTGTTTTTTAGCTTTACGTTCATTAAATGCAATATGAAGACCGATCTCTAGATTAGAATTTCCATCTTCATCCATTGCATATCGGTCTCCTATTTGACCTTGAAGTCCCCAAGCATAAGGTTTAAAATAACCACAAGTTTCATGTCTAGAATCTTTATCCCAAACATTCTCAAAAGGCATAAAATGAAAACCATATACATCATAAAAATTACTAGCAAATACTTGCATATCTCCAGACGTACTAGTTCCCCAAGCCATAAGAGTTCCTGTAACATAAGCTCCTGTACGCATTGCAGGGTCTGTTACAGTCATAAACTCATCAAAGTTCTCCATCGTAGACAACTCTTCTACTTTTACTTTTCTAGCATCTTTACCAATAGCACAGTTAGGATTATTCATAGCGCTAACACTAAATAGTGCTGATTGCCAACTATTAGGACTAACTACACCATTAGGAAGTTTAAAGCCAAGTCTAAAGTTTTCTTTATCAGTAGAAAGAATACCGCGTTTAAAGAAAGTATTATTTTCGTAAAATAATAGATTATTAATAGCAAAATCAGTAAGACCACCAGTTACTGTAAGATATTTCTTATCTACTGCAACATGAATATTTACTTTATGAGGAGTAAGATTAATATCATTAGCTGTATCACTAGCCATAATATAACTAAATCCTCCACGACGGGTTTTATCTATAATAAGATTAAAACCATTACGTTGTGCAAAATCCATTATATGAAATGTCCAAAACTGTGCATCAATAAAGTTTGGAAAATCATATACTTTACGACCAACACTTGCTTTATCACTATGTATAACAGAACTAATATCAAGTTTTTCCATAAGAGTATAATTAAGATAATTATACATGGCTCCTGGAATACGAACTTCTTTAGTAGCTCCATTATGCCAAAGGCATGGTGCTGTAAAACCATGCCTACGACGATATTCTTCTCTTTTACGAAGTTGTCTATGAGGAATACTATCTTCTTTAAGATAAGTATATTTCTTTTCCTTTCGATAAAAGTCTGCCATTTCAGTAAATAAACGTGTATTGACAAACTTATCATCAGGATTTATATTAAGCAAAAAACCTCCACTATCGCCAATAAGAAATAAATCATCTGGGTCATCCCAACCTTCATCCCTTGCATGACGATAACGAGTTTTATCCTCATTTATATAATTTAGAAAAGGATATTCTCTAATGTATTTTTCTAAACTATCATCCATATTTACTTTAATAACAGCATTAATATTAAAGCAACAATACTAACTCCTGTACTACCTATAGCAATATCACGTTGAAATTTAACTTTATTATATTGTTCAGATTTAGTATTGTAAATATTTTTATAATGCTCTATATTATTATCTTTAAGTTTAATAATAATACTATCAGTAGAATGAACTTGTTTAAGTATATTATTCTCAACTTTAAGATATTCAAGCTCAATAAGTTTGCTATTTACAATACGTAAATCGTCATAACTTACTTTAGCACTATCTTGGGCTCTCGCCCCCCGTAGAAGAGATTGCTGCACACTATCATTAACTTCACTTCCTAATAAGTTGATAGAACAAATTAAGAGTGCTGTCATTATCAAGACTTTTAACTTTAATAATTTCTGCATCTTTAATAGTATTAATATTATCAACTTGTAACATCAGACTATCTTTAGTTTTATCTAAAGCTTCAATAGTTTTATTATTTTTATTAATCTCAATAGCAGCTTCTGTTTCTAATCGTTTAAGTTCTTCTGTATGACTAAACCATCCAAATAAAACAAATAATAGTGTACAACATAGCAATAAACTTATCATAGCTACTATTGCAATTTTAGTATCATTATCAATCATAATATATAAACTTTTCTACTTTAACGTAAATAGTTGCTTTATCTCCAGCAACTTCTCTAATAGCTTTCATAGCGTCATGTGGAGTATCAAAAGTATAAGTAGGACAAAGACTTACTGCTCCTCTATCCCAATATCTAAATATCCACATAATATGATGGCGTTGATCAACTCTATATCTACCAAGCCATTTAACTATTCTAAAAATATTCATTTTAAGTCTTCCTGCTTTAATAGTGTATAAGTAAATGTACTACCTAATCCTGATTCAATTTGTTTATTTGTAAGTCGCATAAGTGCTTTAAAATCTTCTTCTTTAGCCAAGACAGTGCAACCAGCACTCCAATTATTAACGATAACAGAAGCTGTACCAGCTTTATGTATATTGATACCAAAATATCCTTCATCTATAGTAGTTGGATTATAATCATATTCTTTATCTTTATCATTATCTCTATAAACTTTTACAGGTTTAGCTTGAACAAGAGCTTTATATTTTCCTTTATGAAGTCCAATTTTATATGCTCCTCTATATTGACCAGGAACTAGAATGGCAGTACCTTTAACATTTCCCATAGTCTTTCCCATATAACTAATTCCAGGTTGAGTTGTACACTCAAATACTTTACGACAAAGATGACCTTGTTCATCAATCCAAATAACAACAAGAGCGTCATCAAATTTATTTGTCACTACATTTCCTTCATGACGTACTCCAATTATATTAAGATTATATGCTCCTTTAGTAAAGTAAACATAACCTTTTTTATCAAATAACTTTTTAAAGTCATAATTATTACAAAGTGCAATTAGATTAGTCTTCATACTCTCCAAATAAATTTAATTGATTATTAACTTTAACTTTTTCTGCTTCTAATTGATTATATCTATCTTGAAATATAGAATCTACTTCATGTACAAGATAATTAATTCTATACCAATGTACACTTTCTTTACCATTAGGGTCTATAGGATATTGATTATTTTCATCTCTATATGGTTGACCATACGCGTTAAGTACAAATGGACTACTAATATGACAAAGACCTAAACCTATACAAGGAATACCAAGTATTAATTCAACCATTCTAGCGTAACTACTAAGTTGCATTGTATAGTGCATTCCATTACAATTAGGAAGATGACCAAGAGGAGGTAACATACGTTCATCTTTATCAACCCATTCTTTAGTAAGTTGTGCAGGAATAGTAGTCTTATCTTTTTTATAATATCCACTAGTAAATTGTAAACCATTACGATTAGTTTTCCAATCAAGTATTACAAAATTATCAGGCTTATAACACAGAATATCAATAGTACCACTAATAAGTAAATTAGGTATATAAGCACCTATTTCGGAATAAATAGTATAACCTCTATCAAGATAAACTTTAAATACTCGATAAATCTCTGGATAACGATTTTCAGTAGCTTCAATAAATTTATCTAAATCAAGAGGTTGAGGAATTAAATTAGGAATATCTGCAACAGTAATACATCTACCACTTTCAACTTGACAAAGATATTGGACTGCTTTACTAAACATACTATTATCTTTAATACCATCCTCAATTCTATTATGAGTTTTAGTACCTCTAGTACAAGCCTCATCAGTTATATCTTGCCATTGTTTAGCGAGTGTTTTTTCACTTATTCCAAGTTCAACACTTTTCTTATGTAACCAATACTTCTTATCAAATTTAGGAACATACTTATCATGTATAAGAGTAGTTACACTAGTATATTTATTTCCTAGTGTATCAGTATATTTATGTCCATCTTCTTGAAAGTATAGAAAATTACTATTATAAATACTATCCATAATTATATATCATTTTCATCAGCAATCATACTACTAATAACTGTATTACCACCTCGTGCCATTTGAGTTTCTTTTTCATACATAAGATTTTCTTTAGCTTCTTGAAGTTTTTTCATTATAGCAGGTAAATCAGAAGCCTTTTTATTAACATTATCTACCATTGCTAGAATGTTAGGAACATCGTCAAGTGTCATAACACCATTAAGTTTTTCATTAAGAAGATTATTAATAGTTGTTATACTAAGATTAATATTATGTATTCCTTGCATAATATTTTCAACTACACGACCAGCTTCAGTAATATTTTGTTCATAATATTTTTTAATAAGACGAATAACAATTTTATCAGGTACATAATTTTTACTAAGACCTGCTTGTTCAATAGCCATTTTAAGAGATTCAGGTTCACTAAGTCCAGCTTGTCTAGCAGGAGATTTAGGGTCACCAAGATAATAAATAACTATACACTCTTGTATATATTTGTGTTTATCTGTAGATTTATCTCTATTATAAAGTTCTCTAGCGTCTATATCCATAAGCTGTCTTATAGTAGGAGCTTTAGGCATTCCGCTATCATCTATTAAAATAAGACTATCAATCGTCAGTTGCTGCATTTGATTCGTCATCGCTTTCAAATATTAACCAATCATTAGTAATAGCTTTAACATTAAACATAGCATAAAAATATATATTAGTCCATTTCTCACCTCGTGTAACACATAATCTTTTATATAATTGTTTATTACGATTAATACTCATTGAAAGAGTATAATTAAAGAATCTATTAATCTTAACACGTTCGTTGTTTTTAATAATAGTTTCTTTTCTAAACATTACATATTTATCATGTGATAAAACTTCTTTAGCATTCCTAACTTTTTCTTTATCTTCTTCTGTCATAGCTCTATATCCAAAAGGATTAGCTCGAATATTTCCAAACTTAGGAATACCAACCCATTTACCATCACTAAGCATAGTAGCTGCATCAATCTCTAATTGATTGATAATTTCATAAGCTACATCTTTATCTATAATATTATTTTCAATGCTAGCTATTACATCATCTTTTCTAACTACTTCTATTTCATATCCATTATTAGGAAATCTATATATCTTAGACATATCTATTATGTTTAATATCTTTACTATTTTTACTATTAGTAGTTCTTCTACGAGAGTTGATTAGTCGCCCCCCCGTAGAAGAGATGATGAGTATCTTTACCTTACGCTTCATTAATATTTTCACTACTAATATAAGGATCAATCATTCTAAAGTCAATAGCACTAATTATACCTTTAATTGCACTATTAGGTACAAGTTTAAACTCAACAAAATGACAATACTCTGTAATAGTCATTGCTTCTCTATAAACATTATTATCTCCTTCGCAAACTGCAACTACATTAGGAATACTAAGAGCATTTGAAGGACTATTAACATGAACACCAATAGCTAAATCACTACCAGTAACAATAACTTTATTTCCAAGTTTAATACTCTTAATAAACTTACTATCGGTTGTTCCAGCTTTAATAAATACAGGAACTACAGAAGTATTCATTTCTTTATTTTGTTTAGCACTATTAAGAATTACAGCAAGTTTCTCACGATAAACAAGAGCTACAAGAGAATAATCAGGAGCAACAGAAATATGCTTTACAGCATTATCCAAATACTCATTTGAAATTTCATTAAACATTGTAGGCAAATTAAGAGTAAATTTACCTGCTTTACCATTAACTTTAAGATTTAACATAATACATTAAGTT